CCCGGTCACGCCCGCAATGAGCTCGGCCTTTTCGCGCCTCTTGGCGTCCTTCTTGAGGGCCTCGACATCCCCCACGGCCTTCGCGGCGAGCATGACCATAGCGCGGAGCTTCCCGCGACCGGCCGCGCCCTTCTCACCGGTGAGCGACTGGACGAGCGCCTTTGCCTTCTTGGCGCCCTTCTCGTCGTCCTCGTCATCGTCATCGTCGTCATCGTCCGAGTCGTCGGCCTTGGCGGAGGCCTTTTCCTCGTCCTCGGCGCCCTTGGCAGCGGAGGCTTTCTTCTCGTCCTCGGCGCCCTTGGCCTCCTCTTCCTCGTCTTCGTCCTCCTCGCCCTTCTCCTCTTCCTCGTCTTCGTCCTCGTCACCCTCCTCGGTCTTGACGTGCTCGATGTGCTTCTCGGTCTTCTTGTAGGCCTCGAGAGCAGCCGAGTAGGTGGCGAGCGAGGTCGAAAGGAGACGGATCTTCTTGGGATCATCCGTCGCCGCGAGTGCCGCCTTGGTCTTCTTGATCAGCGAGGTGATGTTCATCTTTTTCTCCGTGAGGCGGCGATCCGTTTGGTTGCCGCCTGCGGCGGCGGGCTTATCGAGGTTTTCCTGGGTGCCCGCGAGAAGGTCGCTGTAGGACGAGACCCTATCAGCCAACCCCTCACGGATAGCATCTTTGCCAAGAAAGATGCCAGCCTGTAGTGAACGAATTTTGTTGACGGAGATGCCTCGGGCCTGGCCGGCCAACCGGAAGAAGGCCGTCGCGAGCTTTTCGACGCGCTGCATCTCCACCTTGACGGCGGTTTCGTCGATCGGTGCGTGGAGGTGTCCGTCGGCCTTTCGGGTGCCGGAGGTGAGCAACCGGACGTCGAAGCCCGCTTTCTTGTCCGCCCCCGCGGCGCTGATCATGGTCGAGATGACCCCGATGCTGCCGAGGATCGCCGACGGAGGGCACACGATCTCGTCGCACGAGCACGCGAGCGCGTAGGCCGCGCTCGTCGCCATCTCGTTCACGTAACACGTGACTTTGACCTCCGGGTTCGCCTTGCGCATGCGTTGGAGATCGGCAACGCACTCGTTCAGGCCCGAAACGACGCCGCCCGGCGAGTCCATGCACAGAACGATCGCCTTCGGCGGAGTCGCTTCGACGGGCTCCCCCTCCTCATCGATCTCCCCCTCGCCCGCGTACGCGCAACGGAACTTTTCGAGGATCCCCTCGTACGACTCGGCCGGGCTGTAATCTTCCTTGTGATGCTCGAGCTCACCGCGGACGTGGACGATCACCGTGTCGCCCTTGCGCTCGTTCGGGAGCGGGCCGGAGCCCATCATCCAGAACATGCCGTGGCGGTCGGTGTGAAGGCGGCCGGGCATCACCGCCAACATCTCGCCGGGCTTGAGGTAGCGCGGTTTCATGCTCCGAACCCTCCACCGCTAGTCGGCGGCGTCACGAAATCGAACTCCGGGAAGTTGTCGAGGCCGAAGGTCTCGCTGATCCAGCGGCGGACCTTCTCGACGTCTCGGAACTTCATCCCGCCTCGGAACATGGTCTCGATCCCGGTGCCAACAGCTTGGAACTGCCGCGCGTTGTCGGCGTACTCCTGCGCGCCCTTGACGTCCCACCAAGTCCACGGCGCGAGGTCAGCATCGCCGAAGTTGAGGTAGGCGAACGGCCGCGCGACTTGGTTGTACAGCGTGCGCTTCCATGTCGCGTTATCGAGCTGCGAGCCCTCGGACCGCACGTCCATCTGGGCCTTGGCGGCGCCGTACGATCCGCCTTCGACCTGCGTGGTCAAGTTGACCATCAGGAGCGCGAGGACGATCGCCATGTCACAGCGGTCGATCTGGCAGGGGTGCACCTCCCACGCCTTGCTCGTCGCCTCTACCAGCTTGTAGTCGTAGCCGAGGCCGTCGTTCGCATCGACGCCGCGGGGGATCATCATCGACGTGTCAGCCCCGAGCCGACCGAGCGAGTTCTCGAACGCCGAACGCTCGATCGGATCGCTGACGATCGGCACGTAGCCCAAGCGCGTGGGATTTCCATGCACTTCGCCAAACCGAGCCATGTCGCGGAAGCCGTAGTGACGGAGCATCCAGGGCTCCGCGCACGGGCGGATCGCACCGCGGATCCAGCCGCGGTAGGAGCCATACGGCGCGAACTCGATCCACTTGCCGTTGCCCGGGATGATCGGGATCGTCGCGTCCTGCCCGATCGCCTGGAAACACCGGAGCATCCAGTCATACCAGGTGAATACCGGATGCCACGGGCGGATGGTCGGCGCGTAGTCGATGTTCCTCTGATCGGTGTCCCACACGATCTGGCCGTGCGAAAAGCCCATCATCGTGCCGTAGTCGAACATCTCACGGATCGCGCTGTCGCCTGCGAGACGGGGCCACCATGCCATCCACGCGTCGTGGCACTCTTTCGCCGCCATCGAGTCGTCAGCCGGGCGGGATCGGACCTCGCGCCCGAGCCAACCCGCGGCGCGAGAGTTCAGCGTCGCGGTGATCCGATCGTCGCCCAACATCGAGTCGCACAGCATGCCGGACTGGTAGAAGGTGCCCGTGAGATGTGCGAGCAACGCGCCGCGCACATCGTTGATCGACCACGTGTTCTGGATCGTAACGAGGGGGACGTCGCGATAGATGAGCTTCGCGCGCGCCCTGGTATTCGGATCCGTCGCATCGATAGGCTTGCGGAAAGCCGGATCGTTCGTGTCGGCGTTGAGGCCGGACATCCAACGCCGGGCAAGATCCGCGAAAGGGACATCCCCCGAGCCCCGAGCGGGGCCCGTTGGGTTGCCCGGAGGCGGACCGTACCCGGCATCTTCGGCCACGGGCTACGTTGCCTCGACCCTACCGTGACGACCATCCTGCCAAGGCGTATTCCACGTCGCATCGTCGACCACGAGGGTCCTCTTGAGTTCCTTCCCGCTGTAGCGGAGCGTGTCGCGCTGGAGGTACTCCGTCCATCGCCACTGGAGGTAGTGGATCGTGCAATCCTGTTTCAGGATCCGCCGACCCTCTTCCGGAGAAGCGACACCGGCGAGGAGGATCTGGAGCCCATCTGGCACGAGACCGCCGTCTTTCCGATACGTCGTGATCCCGATCGGGTGCGTGTACCCGCCGAGGGAGATGATGCGCCCCGCGGGAAAGGGACGGCTCTCGTTCACGTGAGCGATGAACGTCGCGCCGGTCTCTTCGCTCTTGCAGGCGACCTTGCGCCAACGCAGCGGCTTGGTCGGATCGACGAGCTGTGCGATCTTCTCGGGCGAGAAGCCCATCTTCTCGAGCTCGGAAGGCTGACGGTTCAAGCGGATCGCTTCGCTGAACGCCTCGATCAGGGCCTTGGTGCTTGGATCGATCGCCTTGTCTTTGAGGTCAGCCATGGGGGAGCGGCTCCTTTCGCCGCTACAGCCCTTGATAGCTCTTTCCCAGGGTCTTGACAATGCCGGCCGCTACGCCGCCGAGGCCCCCGTCACATCCCGAGACCAGCGCGTCGATCTCGTCATCGTCGTGACCCTTCTCTTCCCCGCGGAACATCTCGACGCGGTGAAGGAAGCCCTTCAGCCAAGGGGCGTTCGCGGGGATGACGATCTGTTCGTCGTTCCACCTCTTGATCGTCCTCTCGGCGCGGACGAGCTTGTTGTACCGCGCGCGCATGGGGTGGATGGGTAGCCCGCGCTCGCGGAGTAGCTTCACCATGCCAACCTCGGGGCCGCTGACGTACGAGAACATCGGCCCGCGGCCGTACTTGTTCAGGAAGGCCTTGCACGTCGACTCGATCAAGTGGGCATCCAGGCGCGTGCGCATGACCTCCAAGACGTAGGCCTTCGTCCCCATGATCCGGAGCGCAACGATCGCGAAGTAGTCGCTCGTCTCGCTCGACGTGAACGCGAGGTCAATGCCGAACGCGATGCGGTAGTTCCAATCCGGGAGCACCGACCACCGCGCCGGGTCGGGGCGGAACTTCGCGAAGCCCGCGGGCTTGGGGTTGCCCATGAGCTGCGCGTGCCAAATGCGCTCGGTCGGATCCTGCTCGGCCAGCTCCAAGCGCATCTTCCGGAGCGCGGGGAGATCCCACACGTCGGGCGCGAAGGCGTGCTCGGTCGGGAGGCCTTCGTCCACGATCGCGGGCTTGTGGATGTAGACCCACGACATCGCCGCGTGTTCGCGAAGCAAGCGTCGACCGATCGGATCGTCCGGGTGCCAACGGCTCATGACGCCCATGACCGGGCCGGGCTTGCCGCGGCGCATGCATCGCGCGGTGTAGTGGGAGATCGTCTCGTCCACCGAGTCGCGCCGGGCTTGCTCGTATGACGCGTGCTCGTCCAACGGGTCATCGAAAAAGACGCCGTGCACGTCCTCACCTAGGCGCGACTGCTCGGCGGACATGTTGACCAGCCCCCCGCCGTACATGTTGCTCCACTTCTCGATCGTGTTGTGCCCCGTGACGGGGCCCACGTGAGAGATCTCCGCGATGCGGCGCACGCGCTTGCCGATCGAACGCGAGCGGTCGAAGCTGTGCGTGAGGAAGAGGTAGCGGCTCGTCGGATCCTTGCAGAGGAGCCACACGATCCCGTGCAGCGTGGTCTCGGTCTTGTAGTGGCGGATCGGGAGGGCGCACAACGCGCGCACGGGTTCACCGCGGGCCACCTGTTCGAACAGGTCAACCCACTCCCTGAGGTGCTCCGGTCGGTTGTGCTCGGGCGAAACCTTCGTGATGAAGTCCATCAAGTCGAGCTTCGCGAGCTCGCTCGTCTTGCGGGGCTTCACCAGTTTTTCTCTGCGAGGTGATGCACCTTCTCCAAGAGCCCCCTCCCGTTCGGGTGCACGATGCGCATGTCTCCGAACGATAGCACGCAGGTCGTAAGGAACGTCGGGCCCGTGCGCTCGGTCAGGCAGGGGCGCGCGCGGACGCGCGAGTCGCGGGCGTTGCCGATCACGTAGTCGAGGAACTCGGAGCCCTTCGCGAAGCCGAATTGCGCGTTGCCCGTGTTGTACCAGGGGGGACCGGAGACGGTGACGAAGGCGTGCGTCATGCGCTCGAGCGAGCCCGGGCCAAGCGAGCGCGTGTCGGCGTCGAGGTACACGCCGCCGTAGTGGTGCACGATCTCGTAGCGCAAGAGATCGACCTTCGCGGCGATGTTCGGTTCGGCGTCGAAGAGGTCGCGGTTGTGCATGCGTTCGAGCACGAGTGCGATACTGATGTCATCCCAGAGGCGAACGTTCCACGCGGGGTTGTGCGTGATGAAGTCGTCGAAGTTCTGTCGGTACCTGTCCGGCATCTCCCCGCCGATCCACACCATGTGTAGGATCTTGGGGATCTCGAGCTCGGACTCGACCTCGGGCGGCGGTGCGAAACGGAAGGGCAGCGCACCGCGGCCGGTCAAGAGCATCTCGTGATCGTTCATGTGGTCCACCAACAGTTGATCCCCCTGCCGTCGGGCGTGCCGCGGTTCGGCTTACAGCCTAGGTACTCGTCCACCGCGGCCGACACGCCCGTGTGATCGTAGTCGTGGCCGGAGATGATGCCGCCTTTGCGCACTAGCGGCGCGAAGGCGTGGAGGTCGGTCATCACGTTGTCGTAGTCGTGCGCGCCGTCGATGAAGAGCATGTCGACCTTCTCTAAGAGGACCACCGTCGAGGCGCTCCCGCGGATGACCTTCGTGCGCCTGAGCGTGTCCGAAGCGTGCTGCCGCATGATGTTCAGAAACGCCATGAAGAGCGAACCGTGCGGCGCGACGGTCGAAGCGAAGATGCTCGGCTCTACACCGACCCACCCGGGTGCGGGCGCGGCGTCCCACGGGTCGACGGCGATGAGGTTGATGTCCGGCCGGAGCTCGCCCATGGCGGCCAGGCTCGCGCCGAGGAAGACGCCGACCTCCAGGTACGTCCCGCCATGGGGGATGCGCGAGGAGATCCATTGCGCCCACGGCACGACGTCCGTGCTCCAACCGGGGATGTCTCGCGCGGTCATGTATCACCGTACCAAACTACCTCACGCGAGCCGCCCGAGGTATTGTTGACACCCGCTTTCAACGTTCGAAACGGCTGAAACGGTAGCCATGTCGCTCCCTCATTCTCACACACGATCACTTGACCATGACGGGACGAGCACCATGCCCCGAGATGCAAGTAATCCACGCTCGCGTGGACATAGTGCGCGCCTGCGTCATTGTCATATGGTGGATCAACAAACCACGTTACCGGATGATCGAAGTTCGGGACGATATCGTAAGACCCCTCAATCACGCACCAATGCCGGATTTTATCCACTTGTTCCGCGATGCGTTGTCGCGTTGCAGGCGTCCAACCTTCGAACTTCCGGCCCATGCCCGCGAGCTTCTTTCGCCCGGCTGAGAGCCGCGCGCGCGGGGCGCAAACCGCCGCATTCATCCAGAAGCCAACCAAATCGCGCGCCTCTTGCGGAACCCACGACGGGAGATCCGCGACCGCTTCTACTTCCGGAATCGAGAGGATCTCTCGAGATGAGGTGCGGATCAGGTAGCGCCAAATACCGACAATCACGGGGTATTTGTCCACCAAGATAATCTTGTGATCTGGGTAGCGCGTCGCGTACCCGGCCGCGCCGGCGAATGGCTCCACGATCCATTCATGCTTCGGAGGGGGGTAATGTGGCGCAGCACGATACTTCCCGCCGTAGTAGCGCCAGAACGGCTTGAGGCTCATCCGACTACCCCGCCTTTCATCTCTCGAGCGTTCCAGACGTGCCCGCCGGCGTGGTTCACGATGCCCGCCTTGGTGTAGAGCTCCACGGGGAAGCCTGCTTCCAGGGCGCGTTTGCAGAACGAGAAGTCCTCGGAGAGGAGCGTCTCCACCTCGCGCCCCTCGTGCGTGAAGGTGTCGTACAACTGGCCGAACAAGTTGGGGCAACGGACCGCCTGCGGGAAGTCCGTGTACCAGCGCGCGTCAGCGGAGAGCTTCTCCAACATGTCGCGCGTCGTCATCGTGAAGCCGAAGCCCACGCCCATGACGCCACCTTTGCCGTCGGGCCTGTGCACCCACCGCATCGGGTGCTTCTTGTTCGTGTACGGCGCGCCGAGAACGCCGCGGCAGTAGGTGACCATCTCCGGGACGATCGTCACGTCCTCGGGCCATTGGTCGTCATCGACCCAGAGGACATGCGTCACGTTCGCGAATTGCTCGTTCGCGAGGATGGTCCCAACGATGCGATTCCGCGCGCGCACGACGTCGAGGCCGAAGGTCACGGAGCCGCACAGGGCCGTGTAGTCCGACATGAGGCGCACGAGCTTCTCTCGGAAGTCCGAGTAGCCCAGGCTGACGTGGGCCGTGGCGAGCTCGGCGGCGCGGACGGGTGTAGCCAACAAAAGAGACACTAGCGCCCCCTCTCCACGGTGTTGCCGAGTTCAGCCAGACACGGCAGGCAGGCCTTGACCTGCGCGTTGCCTACGACGCCTTCGCGCGAGACGCAGAAGGTACAGAGGTGCCGGCCCGCCTGGATGACGAGCCGGCGGTAATTCAGTCCCTTGACGAGACACCAGTCGAGCTCGATGAAGGGCACGGCGTCTCGGTCCGTGACCGTCGGGTCGCGCTCGGGACCGAGCACGGTCGGCGTCCGGTGCGGGTGGTTGTCGTAGCCCAAGGTGCTCGGCACGCCCGTGTCGTGCGTGACCGGCGCGGGCAAGAGGTACCAGAAGGGCCGCTGCCGAGACCACGCCCACTCGTTCGCGAGGTTGTCCTCGTTCATGCGCGAGACCATCGACCAGGGGAGCGTGTAGACGTACTCGCACAGGCTCTTGGCCGCGCCCGGGGGCAGGATGACCGCGGGGCCGGAGTAGTGGTAGCACCGCGCCCACGCGCCCTCGATCGCCACGGCGTTGGGGTTGGTGCAATGCAGGGAGATGGGCTCGTCGGGCACGGCCGCCACGGCACGAGAGATGATCTCCACGAAGTCCGGCGCAAGGATCACGTCATCGTTCAAGAGGCACACGTGATCATCTTGCCGAGCGGCTTTCTCCCACAGGCGCCGCGACCAGATCGCGGCATGCTCGGGGCCCTTGGACTCGACCACTTGGTAGTGGTGGTCCGCGGGAGAGTCTTCCAATTGATCGAGTAGATTACGCGTCAGCCGTTGAAGAGGGATCTTGCGCTTCGGGTCCCACCCCGCGTGAGCGATCAGATACTTCACGCCGGCCCCCGGTGGTGCACGACCTTGGTCTCGTGGTTGAGCTGCGGGAAGCGGTAGACGATCTCGGCCTTCACGTTGAAGGGCGCGTGTGTGATGTCGAGCGGGCGGTAATGTCCGCGCGCGACGTCGACGTTCAGCGTGGTGAAGAAGTCTTGCACGAACGACGTGGGGATGTCGTTCACGATCAAGAGGTGCTTGTGATGCGCCAGCCGACCGAGCAGGGCGATGACCTCCGCGTTGGGTAGGTGGATCATGACGTCCTTCACGATGCAGAGGTCGAAGGTCATCGAGGGGATCTTGGTGGTGAAGTAACCCCGGATGGACGTCCCGTATCCAACGTTCAGCCAGTCGATCAAGGATTGAACCTCGTCCAGGCCCACGTAGAGCCTGTCACCCCAGTTGATCAACCGGGAGAACTGCCAATCGCCGCACCCCACGTCGAGCACGCTACGGATCGCGTGCTTCTCCATGAAGCCCTCGAGGAAGGCCCGGTAGCCCGCGGTGTATGTCACGCCAGAGCCGACGCCCGAGCCGGTGCCACCGGGGAGGTACATCGAGTCGAAGATGCTCACAGCCGTAGCCCCCTCAGGTACGCCGATGCTTCGAGCTCGGCCATGATGAACGATGGTCCTTTGGTGAACTCGTCCGAGTTGGCGGCGTTGTACACGTGCAGGACGTCGGGGATGAAGCGCGCGCGGTCGCCCGCCATGTCGACGAGCGGGAACATCAGCGCTTGGTCCCGGGCGTTCTCGAGCCACAGGCCGTCCGGCGTCTGGAGGTGCGCGTGGGGGATCTTCTTCGCCAACCCCGCGCGGAAGGTCTTGAGGTGCGTTGTGACCCACGGGCTCGCGCGCACGGGGCCGACGAGCTGCGAGGCGAACCCCCGCCGCCCGTCGGCGTAGATGAACGACCCGTAGGTGACCAGCGCGCCGGCGTCGTGCTCCTCTTGCACGCGCGTGAGCACGCCGGGGTGCGCGAGCCAATCGTCTCCGTCGAGGCTCACCACGATGTCATCGTCCGCGAGCTCGGCGAGGACGGCGAGCAGGGCGGGGAAGTGCGGGAATCCTTGGGGAGGGCGTTCCGGCAACTCGAGGTAGTGGTGCATCGCGGGGATGGTCTGGCTCGCGACCGAGTAGAGGCAACGCGCTTTCGCGTGCGGGGGCGGTGCGCCTGTCGTGCTGATGACGTGGATCATTCGTCCCCCTTGTCGAAACTGATCGTGCAATCCACTTCGTCGATGCGAGGGAAGTGGGGCCCGGCCCATGTCGTCTCGCCTTCGCGATGGTAGCCGTCGTGGCCGTCCTCGAGCTCGCACTGGTAAGCGACGCCTCCGCCAGCGTAGTTGACGAGGGAGCCGCACATCTCGATCCACACCGCGGTGACATCCTGTTGAGGGATCCAGTGCGCCGGCTGGTCTTCCCAGGTGTTCGTTGCCAGCTTCTCCATGAAGGTGAACCTGTAGAGCACGAGGTCGCCGACGCCGAAACCGTACGGCACCTCCGCGCCCCCGGCCGTCCGGGCAGGGGGACCGAGCGCGAGCACGCGGCCGGTGTGGGTCGTGACCTGGCGCGGGTTCGGGTCGGGCGTCCAGAGCCGGGCGCTCGGGGTGGGTGGGATCTCCCGGATGACCACCTGTCCTCGCATGGGGCGGATCATGTCTTCTCCCCGCCGGCCGTGTCGCGGAGGGCGGCGCGGGCGATCTCAACGTGCGCCTCGATCAATGCGTGAGCGCAACCGTTGCAGTATGGCGTCGGCTCCAATCCGTCTCCGAGGTGGTAACCGTCCCCGCAGCGACGACACACAAGATCCTCGTCGTCGGTTTGCTCTGCGACCTTGGTGCCGATCTTCTCCAGCGCCGCCCGCATCGCCGCTGCCGAGGCGATGGCCGCGTCGCGCTCTTCTTCCAACGCCACGACATTCTTGAATCCGTTGATCATACGGAATCGCTCCGCCTTCTCCGCGCGAGCGATGGCGTCGTGGCGTTCGTTCAGCAATCGATCGCGCTCGTCGGTCAGTCGCATGACCACTTCGCCCAGACCGCCTGCCCGAGCGAAGGCCGCGTCGCGCTCGGCTGCTACCTGCGGATTCGTGTTCTCGCGCCACGCGTCGTCGCGCTCGGCCAGCGCCGACAACCTCTCTCGTTGCGCCTCGTCGCGGTCCGCCTCCGCCTTATCGGCGCGAGCGATGGCCGCGTCGCGCTGGGCCACAACGGCATCAAAGTCAGCGTCGTTCCATTCTTCGGCCTCCCTCACCGCCTCCATCGCCGCCTCCGAGGCTTCGAGCGCGTCGGCGAGATCGCCCAGTAGCCCGCGGATGTCCTGGAAGAGGGCCGCGCTGGGTCCGGACCTTCGGCGCGCCTCGGCGATCAGTTCCTTCGGGGTCATCAGTGCACCAAGACGTCGCCCGCCGTCGGCGCGCCGAAACGTCGGCAGAGCGGCGCGGTGGGCGGGGCGTTGCCATCGCAATACCAGACCTGCGAGTCGACGACGAACCACGCCGTCGGGTGCGGGCTGGGGTTCACCGGCTGGGGGTGCGCGCAGCCTGCGAGGAGCAAGAGGAGGGGGAGCGCGATCTTCATGGTAGGATCTCTCGGTTACAGTATTTGTGTTGGCATGTTTCTTGAGGTAATCATGCCAAGTTGAATTGAGCCGGGTATTACCCCCCGGCCCCTTTCTATTCGTCGCCTTCGTCATTTTCCCAGTCTGCGAAATACCCGCTGGCGTCCTCAGGGGGCCTAGGCGTCGAGGCCGTAACATGGCCGGGGCGAGCCGTACGCTTGTAGTTGGCAGAGTTGATCCAAACGAAGGAGCCGTCAGCATTGACCTTGACGACCGTGCCGCTCTGGATGCCGCCCCGGGCCATCTTCACATTCACCTTGTCGCCGGTCTTCATATGACCATAATAAGTGCACTTAGTTCACTCGTCAAGGGTCTTCGTCAACTTTCTTCATCGTCCGAGTCCTCGGCCGTGGCGTTGCAGTCGAGCTCGGGCGCGGGCTCCGAGGCCTCTACCGACGCTGGCCCCTTCGGGGCGCGCTTCCGCGGCCGATCGGGGGATTCGTAATCCGCAGGCTTCGGCGGCCTCGGGGGTGGTTCCCAGCCCTGAGCTCGGGTTTCGGCGAGGGCCCAGGCGCCGTATTGGTTCTGGGGGTGGCGGGGGAACGGGCGTTCAGTACCATTCACATCGTCCGAGGGGGTATCCCTCCCCCGCCCCGTCGCGCGCGCCGGTGAAATCACCCCCGCCCCCGGGTCCAATCCCGGCACCCCGCACGCATCCGCGTACGCATTCAATGCAAGCGCTACTTCTCGCATTTCTTCGAGCCTTACTGATACACCTTGCGAGCGCCAGCCAATGCCTCGCTGTTCCCAGAATAGCGATAGATGCGCATATAGAATGCCCTTGCCAATGCCGCTGTCACGTGTGTTGCGCATGAGGCGAATGCGCATGCGTGAGCTCACGCTATTGGGCCGTGCTTGCAGCTCGATTACACGTTCGGGCTTGCCACCGGCTAGATCAGGAATGGCCCTGGGCTTCTGTACGAAACGCGCGACCTTGGCATCGGTCAAGGACTCGGGCGCGCGCCTGGTCGCATGTACGCGCGCGAGACTTTCCGCATGCGCAAGGGGGCGCGCGTCTGGGGAGATGCGCACGCGCGCGTACGATTTGCGCGGAGCGATATCTTTCTTATTGACAATGCGCTGGACGTAGGCCCATTCGATGCGCGGATCGGCGTCGTCAATGTCAAGCCATTGCGCCACTTGATCGCGAACTGCTTTGAATGCGCCGACGAGATTGTCGCTATCGAGTCGGTGCGTGCAGACGCGAACGAGCGTGACGTAATAAATATCCCAAATGGGCTTGACTTCGGCCTCGAGCGCGTCGGCGGTTGCATTGCGTTCGCGCCGCACGCGAGCGTGAGATTTAGCCCAGCAATTGTGGTCGTGATTATTGAGGCCGCGTTGGATTTCGCAATCGACCTCGAAGTCAAGAGAATTGTCGGCGCCGAGGGAAATATCTCCGCCAGGTTTTTCCGAGAACGGCCTGGTCATTTAGGGCGTCTCTTCGCGTACCGCGTCGAGAAATATTTGTCAAACCGCCACCAGCGCAGCGCCCGGCTTGCGCACCCCTCGCCATCCCTCCCCCAACCGTTCCCGCCTCGATTCCGCCTTGACGTTCGCGCCCCACCGAGGGAGCGGAGCACCACCGAAGGTGGGGGCGCATTTGGGCGCGAAGGCGGCATCGATCTAACCCCTCGTTATCGTTGACGCAATTCCCGCCCGGCCAAAATTCCCGCCCAATCCCGCCCAATCCCGCCCGGCGGGAATCTGAGATTCCCGCCCAATCCCGCCCCGATTCCCGCCCGGCGCGAATCCTACATGCGGGCGCCGTCCCTAGAAAAAGAGAAAACCTACTTGACGGTTCTACTTCTTCTGTCTAGAAGTGTTCTCATGCCCGCTCGTCCTGACTGGTCCGAGATCGCCCCCCGTCTCCGCGCCGCCCGCGAAGCCGCAGGCCTGACCGTATTCGAAGCCTGCCAGCTCTCGGGCGTCCAGCCTGCCAGCCTCTACGCCTACGAGGCAGGCGCAACCGAGCCCAAGAGCATGGCGCTTCTCGCCCTCTGCCGCGTCTACAGCACGGACCCGCTCTCCCTCGTCGCATGAGCCGCTCCGACGCGCTCACGCTCGCCGCGGCGGGATGGCCAGTCTTCCCGACGAGGGAGAAGAAGCCGCTCACGTCCCACGGCTTCCACGACGCGACGACCAAGCCCGCCGAGGATTGGCCCGAGGATGCCCAGGTGGCGATCGCGATCCCCCAGGGCTACGTGGTCGTGGATGTGGACGACATGGCGGCGCTCTCCACGATCCCACCCCTGCCGCCCACGCTTACGGCGATCAGCGGCAAGCGCGGCGAGCATCGATGGTTCCGCACGAACGGCGCCGCGCTCGCACAGAAGAAACTCGCCCCCGGCATCGACACGAGGATCGGCGGCAAGGGCTACGTGGTCGCACCGCCGAGCATCCACCACGAGACCGGCAAGCCCTATACGTGGCAGGAGCCCCTCCTGGCCGTCGCGGACGCGCCGCAGTGGATGATCGAAGCGTTGTCCGCCGCGCCCGACATCCCCGCGCCAACCTCGTCCATCTGGCCCACGCCCACGACCGATGCGATCGTGTCCGCCCGATCGTGGCTGGCCAACGCACCACCCAGCATCGAAGGCCAGAACGGTTCGGCCGCGCTGATGAAGGCCGCTGCCGTGCTCGTACGAGGCTTCGCGCTCGGGCCCGAGGTCGGTTACCAGCTCCTACTTGAGTACAATGCCCGCGCCGTCCCGCCTTGGTCCGATGCCGAGCTCGGGCGCGCGACCGAGCGCGCGCTAGGCAGCACACGCGAGCCCGCCGTGGGATCGATGCTACCTGATGTGGGCCTCCTGCACGCCTTGCACAGCGCGCGCGAGCCCCTCACGGGTGGCGTCTCCCTCGACGTCGACGAGATCTTCGCGCCGCTGCCCGTCGTCGACTACCTCGTGCACGGGATCGGCATCACCCAGGGTCCGCCTGCGTTGATCGCTGGGTACGGCTTCTCCGGCAAGACCGCGGCCGTACAACAGTTGGCGATCGACCTCGCACGCGAAGACCACGCGGGCGATTGGATGAACAAAAGGCCGGTGTGGGGCAAATTCATCGGCTCACGGCGCTGTCGTGTCCTGCACCTCGATTACGAGCAAGGCCAGAACCTCACGCGCCGGCGCTACCAACGCATCGCCCGCGCGCAGGGCATCGACGCGGAGGCGTTGCGTGGCTACCTGCGCCTCGTGCCCTTCCCCACGTGGTACACGAACACGCCGGCGGGCTTCGCGACGCTCGAGAAGGTGATCGAGGGCTTCGACCTCGTGATCGTCGATTCGTACCGCGCTTCGAATCCCGGGATGGACGAGAACAGTAGCGAAGCGCGCGAGCCGCTCGACGCATCGGCCAGGCTGTCGGAGAAGCACGGTTGCGCCTTCCTGTTCATCCACCACGCGCGCAAACCGAGCCACGACAAGCCGGGAGGAGCGAAGATGGCGATCCGTGGATCGGGTGCGATCTTCGACGGCTCGGCGAGCGTGCTCGTGTTCGAGAGCGAAGACAAGCTCGGCCCCAAGCTCGTCACGCACGAGAAAGAGAAGACCTCTGGCGTGACCTTGGACGACTTCGCGCTCGTGATCGAGGACACCGAAGGCGATGGCCTGCGCGTGCGGGCGAACGACATCGAACACAAGACGGTGGCGGAGAAGAGCAACGCAGCGATGCAATCGGACGTGGAGAAGATCCGGGCGTGGCTACAAACCAACCTGTTCTTCAAAACCCGCGATCAAATCGCGAGCGCCGTGGGTATCAGCCATTCTCGAGCGACCGCCGCAATCGGTACGATGATGTCAGGCCCGACGCCCGAGCTCACGACGAGTGGATCGTATAAGGACAGGTCGTATCACCTGGTAGGAGGGACGAAATGAAAAAGTTCACGTGCGATCTATGTGGTAAAGTGATTGATCATCCCGAACATGGCTGGGTGTCGTGGTTTACCCAACCCCCTCCTTTGGAAGAGGCCGCTCGAGTAGATGATCCGCGGTACGATGCTGTTATTTCGTTCTACGTGACGTGTCACAATACATACGGTGATCAGTGTGCGGAGCGCGTCCTACGAGCCGAGCGTGCTCGTGGGGGTTTCGTTTGGGATCATCATCTTGATATGTTCTGCGGAAAGAATACCGAGGCTCAGGCTATATCCCTTCTGGGAAGGTTCAACTGGCCGAAAGAGCTGATCCCCAAGCTCGTGCATTTCTTCTTCTCGGCTCAACATCTTCCCGGGCGGAAAAGCCGATGCTGAAGGCGCTGATCGGGTCCGGAGAGCATGTTCGCGGGATCCACGTCAACAAGATCGATGGCCCGTTCGCTTGTCCGGCATGTAAAAGCCCCGTCATCCTCAAAAAGGGAGCTGTCAAAATTCACCACTTCGCACACGCGCCGCCGTATACCTGTACTTACGGAGCTGGTGAGACCGAGGATCATAGGCAGGCCAAGAATGGGATCTACGAGGCATTGGTGGCAGCCGGTTATCAGGCCTGGCTTGAGCTAGGGCTTTCCCCGTGGGGGCTAGACTCTCGTCCCGATGTGTTGGCGATCATCGATGGTAACGTTGTCGCGATCGAGGTACAGGCCAGTTGCCTCTCCATGAACGAGATCGCGGCCCGCACGTTGCGCTACCATAACTGGGGTGCGGCGGTGATCTGGCTGAGTACACGTAAGGATGCGCTGTCGGATCGCCCCTTTTCTCCCAAACTCTATGAGAAGTATCTCCACTGTATGTATTTTGGGAAGGTGTACTATTGGGAAGACGGCTTACGTGTTCTGCCTGTCCATTACGGTGATCACATGCTGTACGTCGAAGAATCCGAATTCTACTCACCTGAGGGGGAGTTACAGCAATTCGGGGGTTACGAGAGGCGATCGAAACGCTGGCGAACGCCTGAATATCTCTCGTTCGGCGGCGCGCACGCACCTAGCCTCGTAGAGAATTTCGAGCGGAACAGGCGTCGTGCATGGCGGGGCGGAGATTTCAGCGTCCCAGAGTGCACTCTCTGGGCTCTGAAATAACCGAAAGGATCGAGGTAATGCCCTCCCCCGTCCTGAATCCCCTCTGGTGGACGGACGGCGTGCACGTCTTGCCGCTGGGGACGTCGAGCGTGATCCGTGACTGGATCACGCGCGGCGTCTCGTACGGCTGGGTCGTGGCGGCGGTCGACGAGGCCCGCGCGAAAAAGATCGGCGAGAAGCTTGACAAGCAAACTAAGTCCACTTAGGATAGTCATATGACCGACACGACGAGCCGCTACGCAGGATGCCGGATTGTGGTGAGCGAGCGCCCCGCAGGATGGGGCCTCGTAGACGAGGACGACTCGTGGCTCGCCACGACCCCGGATTCTCGCATCGTGGATCTTTGGATCGCCAACGGCGCGGTCCCCGAATGGGACGAGGAGACCTGATGAACGCTCTGCTCCGCTTCGACACCGACATCAAGACCGGATCCCGCGTCGCACACAACCAACTGCTCTGCTCCTACGGCACGGTGACGGAGGTCGTCTCCCCGACCATCGTCCGCGTGCTCTGGGACGATTGCACGATGCCCACGCGCAGCCTCGTGAAGAACCTGAGGCCGCTCGCCGATGGGAGGCTTTCGTGATTTGGTTCGTCATCTGTACGTCGTTCATCGTCGTGGTCTGGCTTTGGCAACCCAAACCGCCCCCGCCACCGAGGAAAAAGTAATGCACGAATGGCATCTGATCCTTTTCCTCGGTTTCGCCCTCGGCTGCATCACCGGAGCGATCGGCGGGTACGCCGCGGGAAAGGCGCTGAAGTGAAAACGCCCGAGAGCGAAGCGTCGTACATCGTCGATCAATTCGTGCCGATTGGTTTCCCACACCTACAGGACGCGATCGCTAACGCCATCCGTCGTGCTGCGGACGAAGAACGCGAGGCGTGCGCGAAGATCTGCGCGGATCAGGCCCGGCAACTCCGTGAGGCAATCCCCTTCGCGAAGGGTGAAACCGCCCGTTATCTGGAATGCCAAGCACGCGTACTCGAAGACGTGGCGGAAGACATCCGGTCCCGTGCCTAGCCCCCGCTCGCCCTCGTCCCTCGCCATGCTCGAGCTCTGCCCGCGCAAGTATGCGTGGGTATGGATCGACTACATCCCGAGCGAAGGGACGTACTACACGCAATTTGGCACGCGGGTGCACAAGATCCTGGAGAATTACTACAAGTTCGGCATCATGCCCGACTTGAACGAGCCCGAGGGCAATTGCGCCGTAGCGCTCCTGGCGCACCTGCCGCCACCGCAACCGGGCATGAGGATCGAGGAGCGGCGCTACGTCGGGCGCTTCGAAGGCTCGCCAGACCTCACCCTTGGCGCTGCGGTGTGGGACCACAAGACCACGAGCGATCTCAAGTGGGCCAAGACGCCCGCGGGGTTGCTCGATGACCTCCAGGCGTGCTTGTACGCGCACTTCGTGATGCAAGAGACCGGGGAGCTCCGCGTGCGAATGCAGTGGAACTACGTCACGCGCTCGAGGCCGAGGGTGTTGCCGGTCATCCAGGAAGCGACCTTCGGCGCGATCGTGCGGACGCTTGACCGCGCGCATGCGCTCGCTGACGAAGCCGATCGGATCCTGGCGCAGAAGATCCCCGCCCTCGAGCTCCCCCCGAACCCGATGGCATGCGACATGTACGGCGGATGCGTCCACCGCGCCCGCTGCAACCTCTCACCCGGTAACCGATTGGAAGGACTGATGAACATGACCAACGCTAGCGACTTTCAGGCTCAAATGAACGCCACGCACCCGCCGGCGCCCCCGGCGCCGGCCCCCGCCGACCCCACGGCCAATTGGACCCGCCAGAACGGCTACAGGCTCAACCCGGGGACGAACACATGGGAACCCGACGCGCCCCCGGTCGCCCCGCCTGCGCCTCCCGCGCCGCCCCCTGCGGCCGCACCCGTGGCCGTGCCGATCAACCCCCCGGTGCCCGCTGCGCCTCGCGCTGCCGCCCCGCCTGCAGTGCTGACGAACCTGATGTTCGAGACGAACGCCGCGGCGCACACCTTCCTGGCGCCTCTTGCGGCGGCCCCCTCTGCCGAGTCGCCCTACGACCGCTTGGCCCACGCCCTCGAGGCCGCAGCGGACGCCGTGCGCGAGCTCGGCGGCAAGAAGGGACCGGGGCGGCCGCGCAAGGTGAAGTAGTGCCCCGAGTAGTCCAGGACTCCGCCGAGCTCCGCCGCATCCTCGCCCTCGAGCGGCGAGCGCAGCACCACGACGCGGAGCTGGCGGCCAGCCTGACGAGGAACTTCCGCCGCCCGGGTGGGACCCAGACCCTGCGTCCCATCCAGGCGACCGCGCTCTACGAGGCGTGGCTCCGTCGAGGCCTCTTCGGCCCGATCGGCGTTGGCGAGGGCAAGACGTTGATCACGTTGCTCGTGGCGCTCGTGCTCAACCTCCGCGCGCCGATCCTAGCGTTGCCTGCGAAGTTGATCGACAAGACCCGTCGCGAGATGCTCGCGCTCAATCGCCATTGGAAGATCCCGAATCACATCCGGATGTACTCCTACGAGATCCTTGGCCGCGCGGATCACGTGCACCTGCTCAATCGACTGCCGCTCACGGATGGCATCATCGCGGACGAATGCCACAAGCTCCGGAACCCCAAGGCTGCGGTCTCGCGGCGCTTCCGTCGGTTCTTTGACGAACACCCCGACGTGCCCTTCATCGGGCTCTCGGGGTCGATCTGCAAGCGTTCGTTGCAGGACTACGAGCACCTCTTGCGGTGGGCGCTCAAGTCGGGCTCGCCGCTGCCGCACAACTGGAGCGAACTCGAAGACTGGTCCGATGCCATCGACCATCACGACCGCGACCGACCCGAGCCGGGAGCGCTCGTGCTCTTGAGCAACGGCGACCCGGACCTTGCTGCCGTGCGCGAGGGCTACCGGCGTCGGCTCGTCGAGACGCCTGGCGTGGTCTCGAGCGTGCGCAATCGCATCAGCGCGAGCTTGCTCCTGCGCGGCACGCGCTACCCCCAAGGCCCGGCGATCGTGGAGGCCTTCGCGCGCTTGCGCCACGATTGGGAGCTGCCCGACGGGACGCCCTTGGTCGACGGGATGGAGATCTGGCGGCACGCGAGGGAGCTCGCGTTGGGCTTCTGGATGAAGTGGGACCCGCCCGCGCCGGAGCCTTGGTTGCAGGCCCGCAAGGCCTGGTCCAAGGCCTGCCGCGCCATCCTCTCTGCATCGCGCACGCTAGACTCTGAGCTCACGGTCATGCGCGCGATCGACGACGGCAAGCACCGCGGCGTGGAACACGTGCTTGCCTCCTGGCGCGCCATCCGCGACACCTTCGAGCCCAACCCCGTCCCGGTGTGGATCGACGATGGGCCGCTGGCCTTCGCGGAAGAGTGGGGGCGCAAGCATGTGGGGATCATCTGGTGTGATCACGTGCCGTTTGCGAAAAGGCTTGCGGAGCGGACTAAGTGGCCTTATTATGGTCAGCACGGCAAACGAGAGGACGGCATGAGCCTGGACGAACACACGGAAGGAACGTGCATCGCCTCGCGCCAGAGCGGCGCCGAGGGCTTCAACCTGCAACGGTGGTCGGAGGCCCTCGTCACCGCGGTAGTGGCCAACGGCGTGCAGAGCGAACAGCTCTTCGGCCGGCTGCACAGGCCCGGACAAGACAGCGACGTGACCTTCGATCTGATGCTCGGGTGCCGAGAGCACCTCGAGTCCTTTTGGAAAGCTCACGCTGACGCACACTTCGTGCTTGCCACGACAGGAGACGAACAGAAGCTCTGTTACGCTGATATCGACGTACCTGACACCTACTCTGAGGAGATCTGACAATGGCACCTTTCTGGGATCAAACTGGCGACGCTGACGGCGACTCGAAGGGCAACTATTTTCCGCCGGTGATTGCGGAATACGATCTCGAGATCAAGCTCGTTCGACACAAGGAAAAGGGCGCGAAGGGCGAGAGTGTGATCGTGGAGGTGCTCGTTCTCTCATCCACCTGTCTTGAGGTACCTGTCGGGACGAGCAAGTCCACGGCATGGAACCTTTCGAAGCAACCGATCCTCGCACAGAACAACATCAAGTCGTTTATTTGCGGGGTCTACGGCTGGAATGATCAGGACAAGAGCCCCGAGAACAAGACGCGTGTTAATCACGTGGCGAAGCGCATGGTCGGGGCTGACAACCCCATGATGAACGTGAAGGTGCATCTCTCGACGTGGAACAAGCCCACGCAGGCGGGCAAGCCCTTTACGGCCTGCGCTTGGTCCCCGTACGTGGTCGAACCGGGATACGTGGCGCCGATGCCCTCCGGTGCGGCGGCGCCGTTCGTGGCGCCCGTGGTGGGGAACACGCCTGCGGCCTACGCCCCGCACGCAGGCTCGCCCATGGCGACGCCTCCCCCTCCGCCGGCCGTCGACCCGCGCGCCGGTTGGCGCCGCGAGAACGGGCACCGGTTGAATCCCCACACGAACAGTTGGGAGCTCGACGCGAAGTGAAGCCTAGCCGCACGCGACCCATGAGGATCAACTACGGCGACGCGATCCGCCTCGCGCTCGGATCGCACGACGCAAAGATGCGCGCGCTTGTGCTCGCCTACTTCCACGAGGACGAGCACGGCGCGGCGGGCCGCGCCCTCGACGAGCTCGTGCTCGCGGGCGAGGTTGAGTTTGATGGGACGTTCTACCGTCGGCGCATCAAGCGCGCCCGCCCGGCCCGCTGAAAGCGATCGATAAGTGATCTCCCTCGACACCGAAACCTGCGCCTGGCTCGACCGCCCCGGTTGGAAGGCCCCGCCGATGGTGTGCGTTTCGATGTCGGACGGGACGACCACGCGAGTCTTGCACCGCACCGACGATTGGATCGGTGCGGTGCGGGACGCCCTGCGCGAAGGCATCGTGGGGCACCATACCGCCTTCGACATGTGCGTGATCGCGGCCGCGGGTTTCCCCCTGGCCGAGATCTTCGACGCCTACGCCGCGGACCGGATCACGTGCACCATGGCGCGGGACAAGTTGCTCGACATCGCCACGGGCGCGATGTCGAAGCAACGCAAGCCCCACGGCCCGGGGTACAGCCTCGACGCGTGCACGAAGCGTCGGCTCGGGGTCGAGCTCGACAAGTCCGTTTCGGTGCGCCTCGAGTACGAGCGGCTGTACCACGTCCCCGTGGCCCAGTGGCCCTTGGCCTTCCACGCCTACGCCGCGAATGACGCGTTCTACACCTGGAAGCTCTGGAAGGCCCAGGCGAAAGCCGAGGGCGCAAGCAACCTGGTGGACGAGTACCGCCAGGCTCGAGCGGCGTTCTGGATCCAGCTGATGGCCACGTGGGGCACGACCGTCGATCTCCCGCGCTTGCACGAGCTCCGAGACCGCTACCAAGCCGAGTGGGAGAGCGCGGGGCACGACCTCGTGGCGAACGGCCTGGCGCGCATCGAGACCCGCAAGGGCGTGCAGCACCTCACGCGCAACGTGAAGAAGGCCGGTGAGAAGCTCGTCCAGGCGTACGCGCGCCTCGGCAAAGAGCATCCCGTGACGGAGCATGGCGCGCCGGACCTGTCCCGGGAGTCGTGCGAGAACGCAGAGGATCCGACCCTGCTCCGCTATTCGGAGTACATGGCCCTGTCGAGCAAGGTGAACAAAGAGATCCCCGCGCTCGATCACGCCCTGATCCACCCCTACTTCGACTCGCTCGTGGAGACGGGGCGCACGTCGTGCTCCGGCCCGAACCTCCAGAACCTCCCGCGCAAGGGGGGCTTTCGAGAGTGTCTGATCCCGCGCCCGGGGCACGTGTACGTGTGCGCGGACTTCTCGGGCTTCGAGCTCGCCACGCTGGCGCAGGTGTGCTTGACGCTGTGCGGGCACTCGAAGTTGGCGGAGGCCCTCAATGCGGGCTGGGATCCGCATCTCCTCATGGCCGCGGACATCCTCGGGAAGCCCTACGCGTCGCTCGACAAGAAGACGCACCACGATGCACGCCAGGCGGGCAAGGTGGCGAACTTCGGTTTCCCCGGCGGGCTCGGTTACACGAGGCTGATCCACTTCGCACAGCAGAGCTATGACGTGCGGCTCACGGAAGCTCAGGCGCGCGAGCTCAAGACCATCTGGTTTGGCCGCTGGCCCGAGATGAACGACTACTTCGAGCGGATCAACTTCGCCGTGGAGCAACACGGCGCGATCGAGCAACTGTCCTCCGGCCGCCTGCGTGGGGACGTGTCCTACTGCGAGGCGTGCAACGGGATGTTCCAGGGCTTGGCGGCGGACATCGCCAAGGATGCGGGCTTCGCCCTGGCGCGCGAGTGCTACGTAGGCTCGCTCCGCGGCTGCCGAATCGTGAACTTCGTCCACGACGAGTACGTGGTGGAAGTACCGGAGCACGCGGCCGCGCAGGACACCGCACCGCGCATCGAGCGCCTACTCGTCGACGCCGCGGGGCCTTGGTTGCCCGGCGTGAAATTGGGCGTCGAGGTCACGATCTCGCGCCGCTACAAGGGAGATTACCTGTGATGCTCCTCGCCATCGATCCCGGCGCGCACACGGGTTGGGCCTTCTTCAATGACCACCTCGTGAACTGCGGGCACGTCACGCCCGCAAGGTGGGCCGAGCTCGTGGAGGGCTACGGCAAACACGGGCCGGACGTCTTGATCGAGGAGCCCACGATCTACCCGCATTCCAAGGCCCGCCCCGCGGACGTCATGGCGTTGCAGTTGAAGGTCGGGGAACTGAAAGGCCGATTCGAAGCCGTCGGATGCAAGGTCGATCTCGTGCAACCCCGCACCTGGAAACACAGCGTCCCGAAGCCCATCCACCACGCTCGGATCTCCAAGGCCCTCACGGACGCGGAACGACGGCTCGCCGAGGGCGCGCGGGGCGACACGTGGGACGCCATCGGCCTCGGTCTGTGGAAACTCGGGAGGATGAAATGAGCAATCTCGCAGAAGCTATCATGCAAGAAATTACCCGTGTTCGTGATCAGGTACTTCCCCTCTACCTCAAGATCGGTGCACCTGGGATGTTCGCGGCAATGATGATGTGCAACGATCTCGATCGAGCAACGAAGGCTCTTGCTGAAGGTGATGTTGTCGAGTGCCTACGCGTGTACGAGAGCTTGAAGGGGTACCACACGTGAACTGCGACTCGTATCACGTCGAACCCCAGAGCATCGATTGCCCCTACTGCGTGATCCTCGCGCTCGTCAAGGCACTCGAACCGCTCGACCCTCGCGCACCGGCGCTCACCCCGGCCTTCCGGTTGCTCAACTCGGCCCAGCTCGAACGCGCGCGGGCGCGGAGGCAGGCAAAGTGAAGCTCGGCAAATGGGTCGAAACCAGCGCGCTCGAGTGGGATTGTACCGTCACGTCGGTGTACGAGTCCCTATCCGAGGCGTCGGGCGTGTCCACGCAGACGATCTCGAGCGTCGCACGCGGCGCCAGGATGAACCGCTATGACCTCGCGAAGGCGATCTCCGTCGCGACACAGGGCGCCGTGACCGTCGAGGAGTTGTGCGAATGAGCTTCGAGAATCAAATGGACGAGAGCCGCGCGGCGCAGGCCAATTGCCTGCCAGAGCCGGCGAAATGTGCGTGGTGGTTCATTGAAGCCGCGGTGCGCAGGGCTCGAACCGAAGGCCGCGATTCCGACGCGTTTGCCTGGATTGCGCTCCAGGCTTGGATCGTGTCCGTCGAGCTCATGCGCACGGGGCCAGCATGAGCTCCGAAGTCGTCGCGCTCGTGCTCCCCGTGGACAAGCGCCAGGCCATCCTGAAGGAATCCGAAGCTTGGCAACGGATTGCCGAGCAGGCGAAGACGTTCGTCGTGACGAACGACCTCGACGCCGCGAAGGCCGCGCGGCTCGCGAAACAGGCGCGGGAGATCTGGCGCGCCAAGGAAGAGGAGAGGAAGGCCATCGCCACGCCGCTCCTCGCCGCGAAGAACGCAGCGGACGCCTACTTCAAGCCCACACTCGACGCCGTGGCGAGCATCAAGAGGCACTACGAGCAGGAGATCGCCAGGTACGATCTCGAGCGCGAGCAGGCGCGCGCACGGGTGCTCGCACAGTCGGCCGCGCAGATCGCGCAGGCGATCGTCCCGACGGAGCCGATCCCCGAGCCGGTGCACGTGGAGAAGACGAACGTCCGGCACCACTGGGAACCGGAGGTCACCGATCCCGAGCTCGTGCCGCGGGACCTGTGCTCCCCCGACCTCGCGAAGATTCGAGATAGGATCTGGTACGCCGACACGGCGCACAAGGAACCCCACCCGATCCCGGGCGTGCGATTCACCCTCAAGTCAACGGTGGTGGTGCGATGAAATGCGGCTCGAAGGATAACGGGATGACGTGTCACCTGTTGAAGGGACACGCGGGAAACCACATGGCGAACGGGTACCATTGGACGAACCCGACCCCCGCCGTGCCTCCCCCTCCACCCCCACGCAAGCACGACCCCATCAACCACCCTGCCCACTACACGAACCACCCCAGCGGCATCGAGTGCATCCAGATCGTCGAGCACATGGGCTTCTGCCGCGGGAACGCCATCAAGTACATCTGGCGCGCGGGCGAGAAGGGCCCGCCGATCGACGACCTGCGCAAGGCCGTCTGGTATTTGGAACGGGAAATCAAGCGACTGGAGCGAGGCGATGCCTGACACCATCCCCGAAGGCGAGGGCCCTTCCACCACGTGGTGGGACATCATCCGCCGCACGCCGGCGACCATCTGGAACGCCATCGCGGCGTGGTGGCGCAAGTGAGGGATGACGGCCTTTCCGGCTCCAAGTCGGTGGGCTGGTCTGATTGGCAAAACCGACTAGACCAGCGCAACACTTCTCGTCTCGTCAAGCGCTACATGACTGCCCGGTGGCGGCGCGAAAATCCTGTCAAATGGGCAGCCATTCAGGCGACCGAAAAGGCCCGAGCACGAAGGAAACGATACAAGATCCGTAAAAGGGCAGAAGCACGATTAGCGGCGCGTCAGATAATCCACCAGTGTATCGTTTGTGGCGCACAATGGTGTAGAATTCAAGGCTTGAAACGTCCGGACGGGAAAGGGTTGGGCGGTTCCAAAAAACGCTTTTGTGGGCCTAAGGGTAAATGCACCATGCTCGGAGCTCGTCTTCCGACCCGTTGAACACGTCGTCGTCCATCTCGGTCCCGGCGATCTTGCGGTTGCCCGACGTCTGCCAGATCCGCCACGTCGTGAAGCCGTGGGGCAGGAGTAGGTGAGGGTTGTAGTCCGCGACCCAGAGGTCAGCGACGCTCGCGAAGTCGCGGTCGGGCAAGCGCGCGAGGAAGCCCGGCGAACAGTACATGAGCGGCCGGCGATTGCCCTCGCTGACCATCTCGTCCAGGCACGCGCGCACGCGGTCGGCGTACTCGGGCGCCGACACCCCGCCCAGCGGGTCGTGCGCCTGCTCCTCGACGTCGAGGGCCAGGGGCAGATCCAGCGCGAACTCCAGGGACCTCGCCACGCGGAAGAAGTTGGCCATCTGGTCGGCCGGCGAGCTCCGCGTGCTGAAGAAGTGGTACGCCCCGACGAGGAGCCCCGCGAGCTTGGCGCCCACGGCTTGGGCCGTGTAGGCGGGGCTCACGTAGGTCATGCCCTCGGTAGCCTTGCAGAGGGCGAAGACGCGCCCGGAGCCCGCCACGCCCGGCCAATCGACGTGGGGCTGGAAGGCCGAGACGTCGCATCCGATGGCGGTCATACGGCCTCCGGGACCGCGTAGATGGTCACGCCCCGGTGCGGCTTCGCGGGCTTGCCCGGGTCCGCGCCGTACCACGTGTGCTCCTCGATGCGCGCGATGCACGAGAGCTCTCCGAACTTCCGCGGCCCCGAGATGTCGCCGAACACCATCGACGCATCGTGCAGGCATTCGGTGGCCCACGTGGTGATCTCGGGAGTCACCTCGTCATCGTGAAGCGGGCGCGCGCCCTCGGGTAAAGTCATCATTTCGCCCTCTTGTTCTGTACGACGATCCACTCGCAAGCACGTCGGTTCCACGCCAGGAGCGCCGCCCAGTCGGTCGGCACGGCGAACAGTAGGCCTCTGCCCTCTTCGGCCAGGTCGGTGCCGCCGAGCTCGACGCACCGCTCGACCACAGCCCACGCGATGCCTTGGGCCTGGCGCTGATCGGTCGTTTTGGGGTTCATAGCAAACGGGCCGAGAGACCATCCCCCGGCCCGTTTGGGGCTTCTCCCGCCGTGCCCGGGGGCTGCCAGCGCGCCTTGAACGTCAGGCGCCGGGAGTCATTTCGCCGGGGGGCAGGGCGTCACCTTCGATCGGTTGACCTCGGTCAGGATGACGGACAGGAGCCCCAGCACACCCGAGGCGACGGGCCCCCATGGCGGAGGCAGAGCCGTCGCGGCGACACCCGCGCCAGCGGCGACGAGAGAGGAGAGGTTGCCCCAAATGCGGGTCGGTTCCATCAGTTACCTCCAGGCGAGATGGGCCAGTGTAGCAAGGGCGGCCGTCCCCGTCACGGATCCGATGATCGCCACGACGATCGGCAGCCACACGGCGCGACGGTCCCTTGCATCCGCCTTAGCCCTCGCTGTGCGTTTCTCGATCACGTCATCGGCCCTCTCCACGGCCTTGTGCTGGCCCGTGATCTCTTCCACGTCGTCCTCGAGCTCGGCATCGCGCTTCTCGAGCTTGGCGAAACGATCCTCGTCTCGCTTCTCGTGATCGAGTTGTCGTTCCTTGATCTGCCTAACGTCGGACAAGACCTCCCCAAGGGTGACCGCCTGCGCACGCTGCCCGCGGAGGATCTCGGAGAGGATCTGTTCTACGGTGGCCATCAGGCTGAGAACCCCACGCTTCGGAGGTCGGCACATTCCTCGGCACCCGATGCGTTGCCGAGCATGTAGGCCGTAGCAGGCAGCGTGATTGCAGCAGCGCTCGCGCCCGTGGCCGTGCCGTTGCCGCTCGTCGCACCCGAGACGGTCAAGGTGCGCCCGCTCGCCTGATGCGCAGCACGGACCGTCAACCCCTGCTCTCGACTCCACGCCAAGGCGCTCGAAAGGACGTCTACGCCACCGATGCGCAGCACGATCTTGTGCGTACTCTGTTGGATGAAAACGCGGTTGTTCGAGTCGAAGAATAGAAGATCGTGGTCCGCGCCTTGCTCGGCTTGCGAATAGTTCGGAGCAACCGTCAGCGTCATGTCGAAGAAGCCCCCCGGCGCGACGAGCGTAGGGGACGGAATAGAGAGCACGTCAGCTGCCCGCGTCGCGCCGCCGCTCGGGCTCGGCATATAGCTGGACGGATAAAGCCGTTGCTCAAGTTGCGGGCCCCAGAGAAACGCCTTGCCGGCGAGCGAGAACGACGCGTCGCCCCATGCCGAGAACGACCCCGAGCCGCCTCCAGACGCGATGCCAGAATCGATACGTGACCAAGCGCTTGCCGAAATCGCCAGCGTCGTAGTCCACGCGGCCGATGCTGAATCATAGCTCTGGATCGATGTGCTCACGTCACCTTGCGCCCAGATCGATGCGCGCGCCGGTAGCCCCGCGCCGACGACCGAGAACCCTGCCGCAGCAGGTGCGCCCACCGAAAAATTGGCCGTCGTCCACGTGAGCTCATGCGCTGTAGAACCATCGGGCCCGGCGAGCGTCCCGGCGCCTAGCGCCGCGCTATTCGCGAAAGCCCAAATCGCCGAAATCGTGTCGAGCGATGCGACGTGGTTCACCAGTGAGGCCTCGACCGACAAGCCGAACGCCACACCGTCGACGCTGCGGGCGCGCGCCGCGTTGGCACCAAGGCCGGTGCGTACCGTCGTCGCGCTGGTCTGGATCGTCCGCCCCGTCGTCGCGCATGCGATCGCAAGCCATGACGGGAGGGCAAATACGCCATTCGTGACCGTAGCGGTCGTGAAGTCGAACATCTCCAAAAGAGGAGAATGGGTGCGGATCGGAATGGTCACATCGTCCCATCTGTAATTAGGTTGTAACCTGATGCACCTGCAAATGCGGCAATGATACTCGTCAATACAGCCTTTGCTGCGGGATCCACAACCGTCGACAGCGATCCGGTCACGGTCTGTTTCGTGACGGGCGTCCCGTTGAACCACGCGATCGCATCGCCCTGGACTTCGAAATACGTGGTGCCGTTGTATCGGATGCGAAAAGAACCCTTCACACCCCCTGAGACTGGAACGGCAGTCAGGAAATCGAACCCCCCGCCGTCACGGTTCGTGCCGGTCGCGCTGGCGAATGGCACCTGACCAGAGAACGACCAGTTGTGCGTGGGATTGTCGGTCGTGCGCTGCGTGATCGTGAGCGTAGGCGTTTGAGTCTCGATGTACGTCGTGATCGAGAAGTTTCGGATCTCCCCTCCCGCTCCCATGCCCCAATAGAGCGTGGTATCGTCGGTGCCAACGAATACGTTGCTACCCACATGGGCAAAGAGCTCCAGTGCCCCAGCAGTGTTCTCCACGATCGGGGTGATGATCGTCGGGTCGTTGTCGCGCATGACGCGGACCCAACCGGTATTTGACGTCCCCGCCGTCGACTTGATGTAGTGCTGACCACTCGTCCGATCGACGAACTTCGATCCAATCGGCGCCAGGTAGGCGGACTCTGGCGAACCGGTGAAATCGATCTCGTAGATCGAACCGCCGTCGTTCGGTGCGTCGGCCGTGCCGTTGGGATAATCGAAGATCGACCCCGAGTATCCGGCGTGCCCGATGCGACCAATGCGGATGCCCGCGGGGCGCTTGGCGGTCGTGACAACATCCTGTTTCGTGAACTGGATCCCGGTGGCTTGAAGCGACGTCAAGGTGCGCGCAACCGTGAACCCGTCGGCGATCGCCAAGTTCAGGACAGCACCGATGCTGAGACCGATCGTGGCGTTGTCGATGATCCTAGCGCTCGACGGGATCGTGACGTTGGTAGTTTGATTCTCTACCCCAACGCCGGCTCCGATGTCTTGTACGATCACGCCGGCCGGATTGTTGTACGCCACGACATCGAGAACGAGACCGTTGACCGCCAGCGCATTGATCCCGGCGAAGGCGCCCCCTTGGCCGTTGTCGTGAATGACCATCTCGAGGGTGATATCGCGCGAGACGATGCCTGGCGTCGACGTGGCGAACACGACACCTTCTTCGCCGTTGTTATGCGAGCTGCCTCGGATCTTCACCGCGCGGGCCGGAACGCAGCCATAGAAGATGGGAGCGCCGCCGACGAGCGTAATCTGCGGCGCCACGTTCAGCACGATCGAATAGGTGTTCCCGCCATCGCTAGACGAGACACTAGCGACGTCGAGCACCTCGCCGGTGTGCGTCGTCGTGGTATCGACGATGCCGAGAACGGCCGCCAGCATCGGACCGGTCGGCACCGGGAAAGAGACGGTGAAATGGGTCTGATTCGAGACCGTCCCGATCGTCGCGTTGTGGCCCTGGATAACGGCGATATCGACGCCGGGGCCGTCCATGCCGTAGCAATTCACCCCGAGCTCGACGTCGAATGCGCCACCGATTCCGACGCCGGGGATCGGGTTCAGTACGGTATTTTTGCCGTTGCGCACGATGACGGCGCCGCGAACGTCTTGGCACCAAGACAGGTAGATCCCGGACTTGGAAATCCCGTCAACAACGATGTTATCGAGGTAGACGTTACGGCAATGCCAAGCGCACGCGATGCCGTCCGTTAGGCTGTTGTTCATCCCCGTTCCGTTGGCGAGGATGTCCACCGCGACGTGCACGTTCGTGCATCGGTTGAATTGTACTGTGCCCGAGTCTTGGGGCCCTGCGACGAGCCAGTGCAGGGTGAAGCCGTCGACGCCTACGTTTTTGATCTCTTGCGGCTCGAGATCGCTGACCCCTTGCTTTTGGAAACAGATCGGGATGAACGCCACGCCCGGAGTGGCTTGGTTCATCTGGAGGAAGCACCGCCCGCGACCGGGGCCGAGAATGTTGATATTATCGCTGCCAATGACGACGCCCGCGATCGCCTGCTGACGAGTCTCGCTCGTCAGCAAATCCCACGTGCCGTGGGGGAGTAGGATGGTGCCGCGACCTACATTCTCGGCGGCGTCGCGCGCCAGTCGAAGGGCCGGACCGATATCGCTCCCCTGTACGGCGCCGAACTTCCGGATGTCGAATTCATCGTTCAGGTTCTGGAACACAAGCGGCGTCGTGTCGGGGACGATCGGCCCGGATCCCAAAAGAGTGAACGTCGCGCCGCCGTTCGTCGTGCCCTGCTGGATGTAGACGGCCATCCCTCGGGTGAGAGTGTCCGTCGTCCGGGGCCAGATCCCCGCGGCAACCTTGCGGAGGCCGTTCTCCGCGGCCGCGGTCTGTCCCGCGACGAGCACCACGTCATCCACAACGGCGCTCACGCCGTCGATGGTCTGGGTCCCGCTAAGGGTGATGTTCAACGTGGCGACGAGCTTGGCATTGACCTGCGGAGATCCGGGAGACGGCGCCGGGATCGTGACCGTCGTGACCTTCGTGATCGGGTCGTCCGTGACCGTCGCGCCAATGTAGTTGACCGTCGGGCGCTGGAACACGGGTGAGCCGTCCGATTGGACGGTGTTGTATCCACCGAAAAACGCGTCAATCCACGAGGTCATGATTACTCCCTACGGTGCCGCGATGAACACGATGCACACCTGGCCGGAACCGCCCGCGCCGCCGTCGTGGCCGTCTCCGCCCACGGTGAAACCGCTCCCGCCGCCGCCACCTCCGCCACCTCCGCCGCCGGTGTTCGCGGCCCCGGCGAAGCCGAAGCCTCCAGACCCGCCCCCCGCGACGCTCGACCCGCCGCCACCGGGAGCCCCGTCCCCGCCCGCGCCGAAGGCTCCGCCCCCACCGCCACCTCCGCCCGCGCCGCCCGGCCAAGAGCCGTCCGTGGTGCCCCTGGCGCCCCTGGCGCCCCCGAGCTGGCCGCCGATGCTCGGCGCACCCTCGTAGGAAATCGCGTTGGCGTAGGTGGCGTTGACGTGGGCCACGGAGGCCCCGCCTTCGGAGAATGCCCTTTGCCCCACAGGGTCCTCGTAAACACGGACGTTCCAGGCGCCCGAGATGACCGACAAGGTGCCGGCCGTGTTGATCACGTTGTAAATCTGCTGGGGCCCGGGGCCCGTTTGGGAGCGCTTCGACAGCAATCCGCGACGGAAGAGGCCTCCCGGCCCGCGCCCGCCACCGGGCGTGAAAACCACTTTCGCGTCGCCCGCCGCCGTCGAGGCCTCTTCGTTCGAGCCCCCGCCGCCCCCGGGCGCGCCGGAGAAGAGCGCGGCGTTCTGACCCGCGTGTGAGCCGTTCGTGTAGACCACCGTCGTATCGGTGCCCTGGTCGCCGGACACCGCGTCGGCCGGCACCGGAGCGTGCGCGCTGCCCGCACCGCCCGCGCCACCGGTGCCGATCGTCACGGTCAGCTTGGTCGTGGCGAACTTCGGTACGAGCACACACCCGAGCTCGGCCCCGCCACCCCCGCCGCCGCTCGAGTACTGATTCAGATCCGTGCCGTCGAGGCCACCCATGCCGCCACCCCCGCCACCCCCGCCGCCGCAACCGAGGATCAGGAAGTGCGTCACCCACTCCGGGACGACGATCGTGCTCGTCGCGGTGACGAAGAGGATTTGCGAGCTCGCTTGCTTCTGCCTCTGCGCAAGCGCCTGCGTGCGACTCGCGAGCGCTTGCAGAGCCGAGAGCATGCCGGACAACTGGAGGGACGCCGTGTCGCCGTCCGTGGGCACCTGGATCTGCGGCGTCAGGCTGAAATCGGTCGCCGTGCCCGTCTGCGTGTTGATCCACACGGAGCCGGGGAGGTCGAAGTGCGTCGCGTCGATGACGACGATGTTCGAGTAGACGTCGATAATCGTGCCCGTGACGGTCACGATATGCACGTAATCGCCGGTCGCGAAGAGATGCGGCGCGAAGGTCTGGACGCGGATCTCACCGCTGCCATTGGCGGCCGTCCCGACGATGTTCGCCCCGAGGGGGGTCGTGACTTGCGCTTGGTCGCCGGAGATGGGGAGGCTCACGTAACATTCTCCAAACTACACGCGGCCGCGCGACCCGTGCCTTGACAGTAGCAATCTAGATTCGAGTAGATAAGCCGCGTCGGGACCCATACCCCGGCAACCAAAGTGCCGATATCGCCAAAGGTGCCGTCAGGGTTACCCGATCCGGCATGATGCGTGCGGTTGTATGCGCCTTGCGGTCCGTCGTAACAAATGATGATGTTCGGGTAGTACGTCCCCGCGCTCTTCCACGTCTTGACGAGCCCGCGGATGGTCTGGATCTCGAGGGAGTTGATCTGGAGGCCCCAGGAGTAGAGAGGTTGCGCGCCCGCGCTCGCGAGCTCCGTCGGCTGCCACACACCGCCGCGGTTCGATCCCAAGTCGATGGGCGGCGCGAGGCCTTCCCCCGCGCCCCAGACTTGGCCAGGCGAGCCGAACGCAAGGCCCGGGGGGATCCAGGGGTACGAGGCCACGGCCCACGTCAGCGGGCCAGCATCGGCCGCCACGCCCACGGGGTTGGCGATCACGCAAGACGTGGCCGAGAGCACGTCGACAATCTGAAAAGTGCCGTTGTTCGTCGGATGCGCCGAGCCCGAGACGGTGAGCATGCTCCCGATGTTCTCGAGCGCGAGCCCGGTCAGGCCGGTCACGGTGAGGAAAGGAGCGTTCACCGGCGTGCCCGAAGTCTTGGGGACCCACACCCCGCCGACGTTGTGACCGAGGTCGTCCTCGACGAAGCTCCCGCCGCCCGCCGTGGTGATCGCCGCGCTCGAACCCGTCGACGTCGGCGCGTCGAGGTACTGATAGACCACGAGCCAGTTACGCCACGTCCCGGGCCCATCATCCCAGGTGAAATCAACGGGCATAGCGATACTCGCAACCGTATTCGAAAGGAGCGGTTCTGCGCCGATCGGATCGTCGTAATCGACCGTCCACCATGACACCACCGTGTCGCCGTTCTCGAGCGTGCGGGGGTTCGAGACGATCACGAACTGCGGCAGGTCCACCGACTGGTAGCCCTGCGCGTAGATCTGGAGTTGCTTCAGCACCGCATCGGCCGCGCCCGCGTGGTTCCACGTGTCAAAGGCGTTCGCGATGCGCTGGAGGAACGGACCATCGGCCTCGCGCGGGCCCTGTAGGAGTTGGCGATCGAAGGCCAAAAAGGGCTTTTGGGAGATGTCCCCTTGGCCCGGCAGGCGGATCAGCCGAGCCTGATTTGCCTTCTCCATCAAGAGATCGCGCATGAGCTCGAGCGTGTACATGTACCGCTCGCCGTTGCCCGTGCGGAGCCACGGCGGAACGAATGAATAGAACCCGCTCCGGAACTGGTCGCCGGGGAGCTGCGACATCAGATCCCCACCACACCGATCGAAGGCGTGACCAGGATCGCCTCGTAGAACGGGCTCGGGAAAGGCACGCCGACGCCGACCCCGCCACCGTTGATCGAGAGGCTCTGCACTTCGCGGACGATCGAAGCCTGACCAAGCACCTGCACGCCGGCTTCGGTCAAGGCGCCCACGATGTCGTCATACGCGACCTCGAAGTTCGGCGCGTTGCCGCCCACCTCGTACGAGGCGATTTGCGCCGCGAGCTGCGCCGACACCGCGAGCGAGTAGGACGCGACGTAGGCTTGCGGGACGATCACGGTCGCCACAACCACGATCGGGAGCGCGACCGCCGAGGCCGTGATCGCCGTGGTGTTGTCCGGCACGACGTTGCGTTGCAGGAGCGCGTCGATCTGGCCGAGGTCGCCACCTTCGACCGAACCCCCGCCCGTGTACGCGCCCGATGCGGTCGTGTCGAGCGGGATAGAGAAGGCGTTGGCCGCGGTGTAGGTGCCCGTGAAGGTGCCGTTGACGCCCGCGATGCCGAGCGCGCCCGAGATCGTCACGGTCATGCTCTGCCCGGGCGCGAGGCTCGTCGGGGCCGTGCAGGTGACAACCGCCGGGTTGGTGTTCGAGATCGACGAAATCGGCAGCTGCGCCACGCCCGGGGTGACGTTCTCTCCGAGCGCGGTGCCGAGAGGCGAAGCGCTCGCCACCACGGTATAGACGACGCCCGTCATCGGCACGCTGACCGCCGTCGCGCGCACGGGGCCATTGGTCAAGACGTAGGGCGGCACCTGCTCGGCCAGGAGAGGGACGGCGCTCTCGGCGAAGTAGACGTACGCCTGCGAGGGGCCGTTGGGCGAGCGCGAGGCGAGGGACAAGAGCGACCGGCGCACGAGCGCTTGATTCGATTCCCACCCCGCGCCAGCCCACGCGACCACGTTGGAGACGAACACGCCGACGTTCTGGGTGACGGCGATCGAGACCTGGCCGGGGCCCGCGCTCGATCCCGTACCCGCGACGTCGGCTTGCATGTTGGCGATGACGCACGTGAAGAGGCTCCCGCCCGATCCCGTGTACGTACCGCTCGAGCCGATCGAGAGTTGCATCGTGGTGGTCGTCACGCTGGTGACCGTCGCGAACGTCCCGGTGAGCCCCGCGATGCCACTCGTCTGGGGGATCGTGACGTACACCGTGTCGCCCGCTGCGACGCCGTGGGGTGCCGCCGTGCCGATGATCGTGGAGTTGATCCCCGGGGTGACCGCCACGATCGACCCGCCCCCGCCGCCGATGATGCCGCTCGTGATCGTGAGGCTCGCGAGGTTGTGGTACGCCGAACCGAGCACGCTCGCGACGTGGTACGCGCCCGGGGCGAAGGGCCCCGCCGATCCCGAAGTGGTCTTGGCGATGGCGAGGGGGCCGCTCGCGAAGGTCTCCGCCAAGCGTGGCGTGGCGTAGAGGTTCTCCGTGAGGGCGTCGAGGTAGCCGAGCTGGCCCGTAGGGTTCTGGGCTTTGTTGCTCGGGTCCGGGGTGACGGGGATCGTCACCTGCGTGCCGTCCACCGCGACGTAGGTCACCGTCCCCGACGCCGCAGGTTGGAGGAAGCCGCTTTGCGCGAACCGAGAGATCTGCGCGTCCGAGACCGAGAAGAGCACCGCTTCAGCGGCGAAGATGGTGCGTTCCGGCGAGCCGCTCTGCCACGCCGTCGTGGGCAACTGCACCTGCGCCGCCACGTCCAGCATGCGCCCGAGCCACGTCCCCGCAGGCGGGACCATGGGGACATTACCGAACGGCCCGACGCCCGAGGGAGCGGGCAGGAACAACTGAGGAACGGTCAACTGGACGGTCACGGTTGCACCAAGAGCAGGCTAACAGACACCGCGGTGACGGCGACGACCAACTGAAAAGGCCCCGCAGCGGTGACGATCGTCGCGGTGATGGTCAGGAACCCCGCCGCGGTGAGTACCACCTTGACCGTGGCGGACAAGACGCGCTCGTCTTTCTGCGCCTCTTGCGCCAGCTGTTGCTGTGCGTAGGCGATGTCCTTGACCCCGAGGTCGGCGGACACGAGATCCATCACGTTGTAGCCGTAGTTGGGATCGTCGATCAACTCACCGGGCGAGGTCGTCCAGCGGCGGAGGATCGACTCCGCGACGACTTGGTTCCCCGTCGCCATGTAGCTCGGCATGGACAGGTCTTGTCCGTTGGGAGTCCCCCAGCAGGTGCCGAAGTTGATCGCGTTCGAGCTCGGCATCATGCCCCCGGGAAGAAGGTGCGAAACGCCGTAGCGCTCGCAGGGTTGGTCAAGCCGAAGATGCCCGCGACGACGGGCGTAGTCGCTGGCGTCAGGTCGCGCCAGCCGCGCGTGCCCGGGCCCGATGCGATCGCCGCGCCGAGCCCCGAACCCGGGCCGGTGTACTCCCAGATCTCGAGGTTGGCACTGCCCATACCGAGGAAGAAACCAATCTTCGCCACGAGGTCAGCGATCGCCGAAATCTGCGCGTCAAGGGACGCTGCGAGCGCGATGGTCAGATCGGGCAACGCCACCTCGAGGTTGGCGCGTAGGTTGATCGCGATCTTGGCCAAAAGCTCGAGCGAGGCCGAGATGCTCGGCGGCAGGATCCCGACGTTCAGCTTGATCGACCCGAGCAGGTTCGCGCGAGCGTTCAGGTTGCCGTCGAGGTCGATCATGAGGTTGAAGATCGTCGCGAGCATGGCCCGGAATGTCAGCACCTTGCCGATCAGGGTGTTCGGTACGTTGGGCCAGAGCATCCCGTCAAAGAAGGTCTTCAAGGCCTGCTGTGCCCCGCCACCCATCGTGACGAGCGCGGCCGCGCCCTGACCGCTACCCGTGACCGTGCCGCCCGTGCCGGAGCCCGAGACCGGGTGGGAGAACGCCGCGTCAGAGTAGAGCTCGACGGTGGTCGGGGCCGTGACCTTCGCGAAGTGCTGGCCGTTCAGATCCTTCGGCGTCACGTCACCCACGGTGACCGCCAATCCCTGGCCGATGGGGATGGTGAGTGGCCGTGGCAGGGTGAGGATCACCGGAGAGCCCGCCGTGATCGCCACGATGTCCGCGGTGTCCGTGACCTGCACCGTCGGGGGCGACGTGTAGCCGGTCCCATGTGAGCCGATCGAGATGTCGGTGATGGCCCCGATGCCGATCGAAACCGAGTCGTCGACGGTGACCGAGCCCGTCGCCTGCGTGCCATGCGGATCAGACGGTGGAGAGATCACCACGCTCGCGAGGCCGTTCGTGTACGCCTGCGGGGGCGGGTACGCGCCATCGGGCGGCGGGGGATGTTGCGGCGCCGGGGGCGGGTCGGGCTTGGGCATCGTGGAGAGCGACTCGACCTGATCCGGCGCGAAGGGCCCGGACACCGTGGCGACGAACAGGACCACGGTGACGTCTGATGTGCTGTCGGTGCCATCGGGCCACGTGTCGGCGAGCTGCGACGTCAGCGCCGAGCCGAGATCCGCCGCCGAGCCAAACCACCCGTAGGCGACCAGGGACGCGTCGATGATCGCCGCGATCAAGGCCTCGAGCGTGGCGATGAGGCCGAGCGTCAAGATGAGCTCGAAGTCGATCGCGATGGCGAAGTCCAGGATCAGGCTCGGCAGGGAGAAGCCGAGAGCGATATCGAACTGAATGACCAACGCCGCCACGAGGGCCAGAGAGATCGCGATGGTTGGGAGCGTGAGGGAGATCCCCAGCGACAGGGACAACTTCAAGAGCGCGGTCAACTGAAGAGACAACTCGAACAACACGCTGAGGAAGAAGCCGAAGATCGGGACCGCGAGTCCCTTCAGAGGCACCGTGCTTTTGTACGCGAGTGCCATCAGCCGCTTTGCGCCGCCTTGACGACGGAGCTCCCGGTCTGGATCGCGCCGATGGCGGGTGTAGTGATCGTCAGCACGCCGACGAACGGCGCGCCCGAGAGCACGCCAGCGACTTGCATGAGCGGCGGGAACAACACGACCACGGTATCGGTCACGCGCGCGACGTTGTTCGCGCCCTTGCCCTGCGGGCCGATCACGACGTCCGTCGGTCCATTCAGCGCCCCGGCCTCGGTCCACACGCAAACCGGCTTCGTGGGCTTGCCGTCGAGGAACATCACGTGCGCCTTGCCGCCGTCGGGCGGCGTGTACGACGCGAGCGCGTCACCCGTGAGCGGGACCTTGGTGAGCTCCGGGAGGCCTAGACCCGTGTCCACCGGCGCGCCGTCGATGGTCTCGGCTGAGGGGTTGTGGATCACGTACTCGTAGCGGCCGAAGAACCGCGCCGGCGAAAGTTCCTTCTGGATCAACTGCTGGAACGGCCCGAGCACGCGATCTTGTCCCGCGGCGCTTTGCGTGAAGACCTGGAAGCGGAACTTGCCATCGTTGTCCCAGGTGTAGTGCACCCCCGCCGACGTGTACGAGCCATTGAGCTGCGGCGCGGTGAACGTGAGCCCGGGCAACCAAGAGAGGTAGTCTTCCGTGGCGATTTCGATGATGCCCGCGTCGGGCTTCTGATCGGTCACGGTGAAGGCAGACGAGACCGACGTGGAGGGCCACGGGCCAGCCTGCGTCACGCCCGCGGGGTCGACATACCACCCGGTGATGAACCCGAGTTGCAGCATTTGCCAGAGGACATCGCTGGCGACCGAGGTACCGAAGGCGACGCGAGCGAAGGCGTTGCCGATGTTCGTGTCCGCGACGACGTTCATGCGCTCGCCGACCGCGCTCGCGAGGTCGTTCAGCACCGTGGAGAGCTGCAAGCCGTTGCCGTTCCCGTAGCCCTGCGCAGGGATCTGCGTGCGCCACCCGCCCGCTCCGCCGACCACGCGAGCGCGCACCTGACCGCCATAGAACTCCGAGCGGTAGACGGTGCCCTGCAAGGTGAGGTTGCCGATCACGACCTCGACGGGGCCTGAGACCTGTTGTTGTGAGGCCAACGTGAAGTCCGCCACCCACGCCCCGATCAAGGGGATCGTCAGCTCGCCCGCGACGATCTGCTGGCCAGCACATGAGGCAAAGTAGCTCACGGCGCCTGAGCCGCTTTCGTCAAGAGGGCGATCTGCTGTTGCAACGCCGCGATGCGCGGGTCAGGCGGAGGCGTGGGCCCGCCCGTGCCGCCGTCGGGCGCGGTCGTGCTGGGCGTCGAGGTGACGTTGACCGGGGGCGGTTGCTGCCACTCGATGAGGTCGATCTCGACCTCATAGAGGCCTTTGCCCTTGTGCGAGGGCGCGGTGTAGTGCGCCACGACCACCGTAGTGACCCCGATCGACGACAGCGACGGATGGTAGATCGACAGCCCCGCGGCTTGCTGCTGTTTCGGGTCGATCGAGAGCACCTGCGAAACGAAGTTGTCCCAATCGGCGAAGTCCTGCACGGTGAACAACTGGAGGACGAAAGTACCCTTCGCCGGGGGCTGCGACGTCAAAGTCAACGTCGCGCCCTGGGTGCCCTTGCCCTTCTTCTCGTCCCATCCCGTCGCGCGCTTGAAGCCCTTGTGGCCGCCCTTGGGGATGGTCCCGGGCGAGTCGATGCCTTTCAGCTGGAACTTGTGCCAAAGGCTCGCATTCTTGATCGGGTCGACGGTGGGGCTCGGTGCGCTCATCGTCCGCTCGAAATCTGGTAGCGCTCGAGTACCGTGGAGAGCGCCGAGACGCTGATCGCCTGCGCGTCGGTCACGCCCTCGGGCGCGGTGATCGAAATGTGGATCGGCCCGATCGTGTTCGTGTCCCCACCCTGCGCGCCCGCGCCGCCGAGCGCCGCGCCACCTTGGAGCCCGCCGAGGGCGTTGCTTGAGATGGTACGCGCGGCGTGCGCGGGCGCGGTGCTCTGTTCCATGCCCATCCCGAGACCTTCGCCGACGTTCATGCCGATGCGCATCGCTTCGACGCTCGGGCTGTGTGCGCCCACGCCCTCGCGCATCCCGGCGACCGTGGCCTGGCCGATTTGCACGCCGCTCTGCTGGGCCAGCGCGAGGGCCTTCGCGTTGGCGAAGTCGCCCGCCATCTGGCCCACGAGGTTCGACATCTGGGCGATCGGTCCCGCGAAGCCGAACAACGCCTGTTGCCCGATCTGATCGCCCGAGGCTTTCGCCGTCGCAGGGTCGACACCCATCGCGCCGCCGACCGCCGTCGCGCCCTTGCCGGTCAAGGTACCCACCGCACCGCCGATCGCGCTCATGCCGTCGACGATCTTCCCGATCGCGGAGATGATGGGCTTCAACGCGACGTACGCCGACAGCGCGCCGACCTCCAATTCGAGGAAGAACACTTCGGCTTCCGTGATGCCGTGACCGATCAGGCGAATGATCGCATTCATCGCGCCGGTGATGCCAAGCTTCATCGACTGGCCGCTGGGCTCACCCTGATCGCCGAGCGCGATCAGGCCACGCAGCGCTTCGGTCAAGGGCGCGGTGTCGATGCCGTCGAAGAAATGCGCGATCGTCTCGCCCGCCTTCGTTTTGAGCGCGCCGAGCGAGTTGGACATCACGTCAAGCGGGCCCTTGCCCTTTTCGATCATGGTGTCGCGGAGCGCATCGCCGAACTTCTGCGCGTCGACGGTGCCCGCCTTCAGCCCGATTTCGAGCTTCTCGAGGGACATCCCCATCTTGGCGGCGACCTCACCCGAGAGGCCCGCACCGATGGTGCGCGTCAGTTCCTTGCTCGTGATCTTGAGCTTGCCGTGCGCTTCGATCGCGTTGGTCACCTTGCGGGTGATCTTCTCGTAGGCCTCCGCGCCACCTTCGCCGAGCACAGCTTGCGCACTCGCGGTCGCCAGGAGCTCCGATCGGATCTGCGTTAGATCCGTGATGCCCATCTTCTCGATCTGGCGCGTCCACTGCGCAAGTTGCTCGCGCGACTGGGGGAGCTTCAACGAAAGCTCGTCCAGCATCGCGAGCGTCTTATCTCCGCTCCCGGGGCCTTGCTCGCCGAGCGCTTCGAATTGCGCGACGAGCAACTGATTCGTGTTGACGACCTCGAGGCTCTTGACCACGAGGCTTTCCGTGACGTCGACCAAGGCCGAGATCGCAGCCTTCGCCGCGACCGCAGCGGCCACGACGGCACCGAGAGCGATCGCGTATCCGCCCGCGGCCGACGCGCCCGACCCGAGCCCGGACGAAGCGCCCTCGAGGCTCTGCGAGAGGTTGAAGACCTTCTCTTTGCTCTGCTGGACGAGAGCCGAGTACTTCTGATGCCCCGAGACGTCGCCGAGATCCTTCGCGAGCGAGAGCTGCGCCTGGTAGCCCGCGAGCTCGGTCTTGGCTTTGGAGAGGGTGGAGGAAAGGGCCTTGGCGGCGTAGTCGGCTTGCCTCGCCTTGGGGGAGAACGCGTCCTCCAGGGTGAGCGCGAAAGCAGCTGTCGCCGTGCTGGCCATTCTACTTGTTCCTTAGGTTCTCCCAAAACAACCTTTGACCGATCACCGTCTCCGCTAGCCACTCACCCGCCGCGCTGCCCTCCGATGTCATGGGCCTGTCGTGCACGATGCACCGCAACCACTCTTCTAGGCCCTCGCCGAAGGTTCGCGGGGCGGACCTTTGATCCTCACGCCTTTTCCCAGGTCTTGCTCGTGCTCCTCTTCCACAAGCCCCGCGAGCGCCGAGAGGCAGATCGTGAGCTTGGGATTCGACGTCGCAAGCGGGTAGCGCTCGAGAAAGAGCGTCGTGAAGGTCGTCCGCGCCGCGATGCGATCTTCCTCGGCATCGAAGGCGATGATCGTCACCTGGGCCAGTTGGTCGAGCGCGTCCATCTTCTCGACCGCGGATTCCATCTTGCGACGGTACTCGCGCGCCTGGTCGCGCGTCGGGCGGCAAAAAACGAGCTCGTGCCCGTTGTACTCGACCGACCCGATCTTGCCGTTGTACCGCGTCCGCAACGCTTCAAGCTGTTCATCCGTGCGCATCGTGCCCTCTCCCGGGTTCGAGAAAGGGCCGATTCCATCACGGCGGCGCGCGCGGTCGGCCCGGGCCGGGAGGGTCTCTCCGCTAGCCCTGACCGGATGGTAGCGCTACTGCGGCGGCGCGACCAGGGGATCCTCGAGGTCGTCGATGCCGTTGAACAAAATCTTCGTGGGATTGAAGTCGATCTCGCGCGTGAGCGCCGCGGTCCCGGCCTGGTCGTCGGCCGTCGTCGAATCGAAGGTGCAGTTCCGCACCTCGTCCGTGTACGTGGTCAAGTTCTTCCCCACGTACGAGATGAAGATCGTGAAGGGTTGATCGCCGTAGCCCGGTCCAAGCTCTTGCTTGACCGTGAGCAAGAGGTTCGACCACCAGTCATAGTAGACGACCGCGGAGCATTCGTACTTGTTCTCCCCCAGCGTCTTGCCGATCGGGTCGGGGGAGTTCGAGTAGGGCAGCTCGCGCTCACGCTTGCGAGAGCGCTTGATCGACTTGAAGCCCCCGGTGAACTCGAGGCCGGCGATCTGTAGCCGCACGTGACCGAACGAACGGATCACGCCGTTGGTCAGCGGAACCTGAATGGGAGTGATCTGGGCGGCCATGTGCTAGCTCCCGTTCGAGAGGTTGATCGTTTCGCTGACGCCGTTCACGTACCCACGAGGGAAGACGGTGATCACGACCGGGACGACCCCGGTCGCGACGACGTTCTGGGTCGGGCTGACGGTGGCCGTCACGGCCGAGACGAGGGGGGTTTGCACCATGCCCTGTACGAGGGCGCCCTGGATCGCGCCCTGGAAGGTGTTGAGCGCCACCGGATCCAAGGTTCCGTTCTTCTGCGTCTGGAGGTCGTCCGAGACTTCCTCGACGCCGGTCGCGTATCCGATGTCGCACGCCACGTCGAGGACGTTGCCGATCGCGAGCTCGATGAACTGCGACCCCGGTGCGGACAAGAGCGGCTCTTGGCACTGGAAGAAACCGGCGCCCTTCTTGGGCCACGTGAGCGCCGCACCGATGCGCGCGGCGTTCAAGCCCTGCACCACGCGCTCGTCATGGTAGATGAACCCGTCAGCCGCGTCGGCGTTGGGGTTGACCACGATGTTGGAGTAGGGGCCGTCTTTCACGCGCCCCGCACGCCGCTGGAGCGGGATCTGCGTCCGGCGTACCGCATGCGCCCACGCGAGCGGACGGCGGTACGCGGGGAGGCCTCCAGCTTGGTTCGCGAAGGCCGAGGGCATGTTGTAGTAACCCCCGTCCGCGCTCACCCGCGGTTGCGCCGTGTCGCCCGAAACGAACGTCGCGAGGCGCGTAATCCACGCTGCCTCGGTCTCGCCCGAGCCACCCCACGCGACGGGGTTGAGGGCATCGTCCAGCTCCACGATCGCGCGCTGGTAGACGAAGCCGTTGGTACCCGTCTGAAGTGACGTCTGAATGTCCGCGATGTCACTCGTACCCGAGCAGGCGCCGACGATGTGCACCGAACCAACGCCCTGGATCGCGAACTGCGATGCGAAGTAGGCAGCGAGCGCGGCCTGCACGCCCGAGTCGTCCCACGTGGGGGCGGACGTGGAGAAGGTCCAGTAGTCGCCGGCGAACATCGTCCCGCCGCCGAAGTTGAGCGACATCCCCGTCCCGCCGACCGCGGGCGTCGCGAGCGAGCCCTGGCCGAGGTAGAGCGTGGTCGCCGTGCCGAGCGAGATCGGCGAGCCGAAATTTCGACCCGCATCGAGGCTCACCTGGATCACGATCCCAGGCGTCGCGATGGTACCGCCCGTGAGGCACCGGACCTTGACGAAATAGCGATCCCACGCACCATTGGTCGAATCGAGGGTGACCGTGACCGTCGAGCTCGACCCGCCCGGCACCGTGGCGACCACGCCCGTTGCCATGCCCTTGGTCACGATGGGGCACGAGACCGCAACACACACGTTGCCGGACTGGCAAACGAGCCCGCCGGCTTCGACCAACGGCCCGCCGATGAACTGGCCTTGCAACGTCTGGGGGTTGGTCGTGGCGAACGGCTGATTCGGCGTGCCGCCGACCGCGACGCCCACTTTGAGCTGTACGTTGGCCTGCGGGACCGAGAGCGCCGCAGAGGCGCCATTGTCCACGACATCGATAGTGACGAACGGGATCGGAAGAGGCATGGTTCAGCTCCCGGGGATATCGATCGTGGTGAGGTCGTCGGGGACCAAGGGGTGTGCGGGCTGGACGATGATCTCCCCGCTGGTACCGATCGGCACGAACGTGATCGGCTTCTTCCGCACGGGCATCTGGACTTCCAGGATGCCACGCCACTGCTGGCCGCGCTGAGTCATAGCACCTTGACTCTCGAGCTGCGACGGCCACGACTCTTGAAGGATCTTCGCACGCGGGAGCCCGCCCACGGCGTCGAACAACTCCGCGTACAGGGCGTGGACGATCGCTTGCGTCGCGTCGAAGTCGGCGAAGTCCGGATCGACGCCGGACGCGCCGTAATTCGGCGCTGAGCCGTTCACGAAAACTTCGAACGTCAGGAGCTCGGTCGCGAGCTGCGGTTCGCTCGTCTCGGCCTGCTGTTCCGCGCTCCCGCGCGCGGTCGGGGTACGGGGGTTGGGCGTGATGCTCGGATCCGCGCCGCCGTAGGTCTCGAACGACCACGCCTTGCCGGTCGTGGGAATAAAAACAATGCGCGGCGTCGCGACCATCGTCGCAAGCATCTTGTTCCGCCGACCCAAGAGGATCTGGCCGTCGGGGAAGGCCCATTGCACCTGGCCTCCGCCCGTGTAGGCGTTCACGCCGACGGACGGGACGGGGTTGCCCTGCGCGTCGAAGGTTGACAGCGCGAACGTGTCGGCGTCGAGCGGCGTCAGGACCCAGAGGTCATTCGCCTCGGTCGTGCCCGCCACGTCCGTGATCACGCCGTGGATCCGGCTCGCGAGAGGGATACCATGCGCCAAGCACTCGACCACGATCGGGGTCGTCGCCGTCACGTTCGTGATCGGGAGCGTCTTGTAAACGACGTTCCAGTCCTGCACGAGCGTGAGCGTGAGGTTGAGGCTCAGGATCGAGACGAAGGCGCCGATCATCGCCGCTCGACCCCCTTGCGGAACTCGGCCTCGGCCGTGCGCTCGAGGATCTCGATCCAGGCGTCAGGGAGCTCGCCGCGCGCAGGCAGGATGGGCCGCGCCGGCCCGGAGCCCTGGCGCCCTTCCCACCCCGTCTGGTGAGGCCCTGCGGGATGGTCGATGGTCACGCCGATACCCGCGCCCGCGAGGGGCTTCACGCGCAAGCTGTCGCGCATGGCGCCCGTATCGGTCAGCGGCGGGGCCGAGCGCCCTCGAGCGACCGTCGCGGGCGCGAGGGGTTTCCAAGGCTCCTCGTACGGGTCGTGGCCTTGGTCGAACTCGTCTTGAATCTCCGCTTCGATGGCCTCGGATGCGGCGCGCGCGGTGCGCGAGGGCACCTCGGCCAGCTCGGCAAGGCGTTCGCCGAGCCGTGTGAGCTGTCCGATGTCGCCCTCGAGTCCCATCACGATCCCTGTTTCACGATCGGCGAAACGAGGCCGAGGACCGTCGCGCCCGAGCTCGCACCAACGCGCTTGATGGGCCAACAGATGTACGTACCCGCGATCGCCGCGATCGTGATCGGATTGATCGAGTTCAAGCCGTTCTGATTGTATAGGATCAGAGTGCCCGAAGCGGAGACGTACAAGCCGGTGAAGGGACCCGCGGGATCATCCACGGTGTCAGACTTCGAGACAGGGACCGCGTAGTCGTAGGTTGAGGCTTGGATCGTGCTGGACATCAGAAGCCCCCGATCACGCTGCGCCCGCGGCGGATCATCTGCCACCCGCGCCGAGGCTCGGACGAGACCTGCGGCGCGTCGTGGATCGCATCCGCGCCGACGGGGACCGTGGGCGTCACGTCCGGGTGCACGGCTTGCCGCTGGATCGACGGGAACCACCCGCTGCCGGGGCGGTCGGGCCAACCGACCGCGCGATAGTAGTTGGTCGTGATGTTCTGGTCCGGGTTGCCGCCCGTGGCACCCCACCCGATCGGGCCGGACATGAGGAGGTACAGAGCAATGTAGGCCGAGTAGCGACGGAGATCGCTCCCCCAGTCGAGCAAGGGGAGCGTGTACCGCCCGCGGATGTAGCTGTCCGCCTCGTCCGTCGCGTCGGCGCACGCCTGGATTTGCTGCGCCACCGTCGCGAGATTGAGTACCTGCGTGGGCAGATACTGAGAGAGGTCGGTGTATTCGACGTAGGGGGCGCCGTTGGGGCCGGCCATGTTCGACCTCAGGCCGCGGGGCCGCTCCTGGCGTAGAGCCAACCGAGATTCCACGCAGGCGTGATCCGGTCCCAGCCTCCCCACGTGAAGCGGTGTTGATCGAAGACGATCGGATCGTTCTCGTTCAGACGCGGCACGATGCGCGGGGCCTCGCGCTGGATCCAGAAGAGGGGCTTGTTCGCGTGCGTGGTGTCGAGCAAATACCAGTTCTTCGTGTGGCGGAGGTACGGGTTGACGAGCGGGCGCACGCCCATCCGGCGGAGCATGTTGTCCGCCGCGCCGACCTGAGACGTGAGCGGCGAGAACGCGCCCCACGTCGGATTGGCCCAGTAGGCGGCTTTGAGGATGTAGTCCGCCTCGGTCTCGAGCGTCGAGGGGATCATCATCACGTCAGGCGTGACGCCCAAGACCTCTCCGTCCTCGGCGGGGATCATCTTCATGTAGGCGAGGAGCGACGCGAAAGAGCCCTGCGAGAGGGCGCCGCCGATCGTCACGGAGTTCTTCGACACGCCGCCGATGAAATCGTTGCAGTAGGTGCCGTCCGAGAAGAGCGGCCCGAAGTCCTGCGACGGATTGTAGAGGTCGATCGGGTGCGCGGTGTCGAAGGCCGGAAGTCCATCCGGGCCCTTCTGCCGCAACGCGGTCCCCTGGACGCCGGCCGCTTCGAGCAAGTCACGGAGCTCATATTCCGGCTGGAGACGCCACTGGCGCACCATGTCCGGAAGCTCGCGCCAGAAGATGCTCGTCCCGTTGACGTCCGAGTCGTCCAGCTTGAACCGATCGATCGCGTAGGTGAGCTCGTAGGGGATCGGCTCGACCGAGTAGGTCTGCGGCGCGGGCTCGTGCACGACGCGCGAGCCGTACCAGGGACGCGCCTTCGGCATGCGCCCGGTCCAACCCATCGTGAAGATCGAGCCGGCCATCGTGAGCGTGGTTGACCACTGCGGGTACGTCTCGCCGGCCATGATCTCGGAATAGATCTGGCCGATGCGCGTATCGACGGTGGTGATCCAAGCGGCGTAGTTGGTGGGAGTGATCATGGTTCAGGGGCTCCCAAGGTCGGGGCGAACGGTGATGGGCCAGTAATTCGGCCCGGGGCTCGAACCGCCCGCGATGCCTGGATCTTGCGGCTCCTGAATGCCGAGCACGGGTCGCGCGGGCGAGCCGATGACGGCGCAGGCGATCGGGCCGTTCTCGTTCTCCCCGCCGTAGTAAACGGTCTTGCCGTTCGTCGCCGCGGAGAGAAGGTCCGAGCCGGTGCCGCTCTGGAAGAAAAACGCTCCGGTGAGAACCTCGGCCCAGACTTCGCCGTCCGTCGTCCCCGTCGGGAGACCGGGACCGGTGGAGAAGGCGCCGATCGCGTCGCCGACCATGCCGAAAACGAGATCGGCCGTGCCCGTCGTCGCGGCGTTCTTGAGAAAGCCGGCGGTGACCGCACCAGATCCGCTGATCAGGGCGACCGCGCCGGAGTAGAGCTGCTGATTTGCACCGATGCCGTCCGCACGGACCCGGTGCCCTTCCCCGTAGCGGATGAGTTTGCAGTCTCGCGTGAGGCCGGCCATCTCAGTACCTTCCTTCCGTCGCAGCGCCGTTTGCACGGGCCTTGGTGTGTGCCGCGACGAGCTCGGCGCGGATCTTTTCCTTGTCGCCGTGCGCGGCAGAAACCGCAGCATCGATCATGGCGCGCGTCTCTTTCGGGAGGCTCTCTTCCGTGCCGGGCTTGGCGTTGGCGTCCCTCGGCACGAGGAGCGTGCCCTCTTCGGTGTGGACCATCGGCCCGCGCTTCTTGGCGAACGCGACGAGCGAGCGCACCTCATTAAGGGGCATCGCGGCGAGCTCCTTCGCCTCTTTCGGCGTGAAATATTTCCCGGTCACGCCCGCAATGAGCTCGGCCTTTTCGCGCCTCTTGGCGTCCTTCTTGAGGGCCTCGACATCCCCCACAGCCTTCGCGGCGAGCATGACCATAGCGCGGAGCTTCCCGCGACCGGCCGCGCCCTTCTCACCGGTGAGCGACTGGACGAGCGCCTTTGCCTTCTTGGCGCCCTTCTCGTCGTCCTCGTCATCGTCAT